CCCAGAGATCAAGAACTTTATACATTTTTTTTACACCAATAAATACCCCATGAACAGAAAAATTGCCGTAGTAACTACTTTTAATGATAACGGGCTGCAAACATATGCCCAACGAATGATTGATAGCTTTTGCCAAAATTGGCCAAAAGAAGTCGCCCTGTATCTTTACCCAGAAAATACAAATCCAAGGGTACCTGACCATGATCAAATACGATTAGTAGACATGGCCACTGGTGTTCCTGATCTAATGGCATTTAAAAACAAATGGCGAGATGTGCCAATGGCCAACGGAGATATATCAGGTGTGCCAAGACTAGCGTCACGCAAGGATAGTCATAAACCTTTCAAGTGGGATGCTGTGAGATTTGCTCATAAAGTTTATGCTATCTTCCATTGTGCTAAAAATTGTGATGCTGACGTGTTGATATGGATGGATGCTGATATGGTATGCCATAGTCCCATCACTATGGAAGAAATCAACAATCTAATACCCGAAGGCAAAGATATCTGTTACCTTGGCAGGGTTGGAAAATTTTCAGAATGTGGTCTGTATTCTATGAATTTAAAATCATTACAGACAAAAAGTTTTTTATCAGAATTTCAACGCATGTACGACCGTGCTGAAACTGGAATTTTCTATCTTGACGAGTGGCATGACAGTTTTGTGTTCGATGCTGTACGTAAAAAAATGCCATTTTTAGAATTGCTTGATTGGAGTAATGGAGTAATTACTGGAGAAGGCCATCCATTGATCAACACACAGTGGGGTGCCTATCTCGATCACTTAAAAGGTGACAGAAAATCCAGCGGAAAAAGTCATAGAAAAGATTTAAGAGTAAATCGGCCAGAAGCTTATTGGCAATAATTTCTCATATGAGCCCACGCTTCGCCTGATCGTAGCTCGTCAAAATTCCAATGGCTCATTGATATTTTTTCTATCCATGTTTGCCTGTCTGGAAGATTAGGATTTTCAATTTTTGATAGATCAGTATTAGCAATAATACGACATTGACTACGTTCAGGGTCTGATACAAATACAGGATACCCTTCAATTGCTGCTCCTACCGTTGGACTAGAATTATGATTTACCACAGCCCAGCAATTAATTAGATCTTGTTCCAATGACCTACCAAACTCACTAAAAAATACATTAGTAAACCCTCTTATTTTACATTCTGGGTTCTTTGGGTCGAGATATCGTTTGGCATTACTGTCGTTTGGATGACCTCGAATAATTATTGGTCGGTCAGTTACTGCTCTTAATTTTTTTATAGTATCTATAGTCCAAGTTTGTACGTCATATCCGTCCATAGACCAGCCACCGTTTCTTTGTAGACACAATAATATGTGATTTCCAGTGATTCTGTAGTCTTTTAATGTTAAATTAAGATTTTTAGAAATAGATTGCCATCTATCAGGATTTGTTTCAGCGTCAAAATAAATCCCCGTGTTAGGAAAGACACCATTGAAACTATATCTTAGATAATGTAGTGGGTTAGCAGTGTTTTTATAAAGAAAAAGATTGCTGTCAACCACTAACACATGTCTATTATGTTTTAATTGTTCTTTTACTACACGATTCCTTAGTTCTAAGTGATTAGAAGTTTTTGACCCGGTATGGACCCATCCTTGTATTACACCAACATCTGAATAGTGAAATTTATTATCTCTAACACTAATCAACTGGTCATTATTTTTGATAACACCTTCACTAAAATTTTGTAAAATTAACGGTTTTTCTGGATTTTTGTTATTTGGTGGAACGCTGGCATGATACACAGCTACAATTTTTTTCATTGTGTCAACATCCGGTAAGCCGAGCCATCACGCATTTCGGAAATATGAAATTGACCATAGGCTAGATGGCAAGCCCACATAAATCTTTTGTCGTCTTCTGGATAATATGGTGTTTCTATTTTAGAAAGATCCTGTAAACTAACAGGGCTAGCAGCATTACATGGAGCTAGAGTAAATGTTGGTATACCATAGAAATTTGCTTCAGTAGCAGCATTAGAATTGAAGGTCACAAGGGCAAACACATCGTCGTCTAGTGCTTGTTGTAGTGTAGAATTTTTAATTCTGTCAATTCTATTAGGTGCCCTTTCTCTAATTTCTACAGGTCTATCTGTGTAATTTTTAATAACATTTACAGTTTGATCTAACCATTCTTGTTTATCTATACCGTAAAATTTACATGGTTTTTCATCGGGTGCCGCGACTAAAATTTTTCGTCCAGTCTTTTTCCATGAATGTATTGGCTTTTTAAATTTGTCAAATCTGTCCGATGGACGTGGAATAATTTCTCCGTGTTGTAGATTATTCTTTACAATACGATGCCAATACTTCCAGCCATTGGGATTTGTGTTAGTGCGCTCATTACCAAAGTAACCTGTGTCTATGTAGAAGAAATCACGACCGATATCCCAACACTTTTTCATTATTTTATGTTTTAGAATGCCTCTCAGGACAATAGGATCACTGCTGTTTTCAAAAACAAAATCATCGATGCGAACAGTAGTACGACCGCACCCTCTAGCAAAGATATTAATGTATTCGTCGGTGCCGTCTTTGGTCAAAAATATCCAATTATTCATTTTTAAAGCCTTCCCAGAATGTTGTTCTAGTCAGACTCTTTTTGCCATCTTCGTCAACAAGAGCACGGCCCATGAGATGTGTAGTAATTTCCATTTTTATATGATAACCATTAATAGCATTGTCTGCTGGCAAGTAGGTATTTTTGTATACTTCTAATAATTTTTTAGCAGCATGTGGTTTTATAGCATATCCCATTGCTCCCGGCATTGAAGATTTTGGCCAAGTCTCTACAAAAGGTCTTCCATCGACGGCGTTTAGATAATCCCAATAGTCTGCGCTTTTGGTAGGATGTCCTATGGCTACAATTAACACATCGTCAAATGTCACAGGCGTATACCCCCTAGATAACACAACATCGTCTTCAAAAATCATTATAGGTTTGTCGAGTTCTACACACTTCTTCCATAGATTATAGTGACTCAAGAAGCAACCTTTTACTCCGGGAGTTTGTGCTTTTAATACACTCTTATCTTCTGGATTAAACAAACTATCTGGGCCTTTTATTCCCCACGGGTGTACAGTCCTGCCCTCTTGTTCCATTATTTTAACAGCATCTGTGCCATACACACCATCTGATAAATGTGCGGCAATCCCGTAAGATTCTAACGAAGCTTTTAGATTGGTGGCGGTCTTTAGACTATGCTCAATCTTTGGAAGATGTATGATATATGCTTCCATATCTGTTTCTTTTTCCTTAACTATGTCGTTGTATTCGTTCATCCAGTTATCGCTGTACTCACAGTTGCGATAATTCTTAAACCAAGGGCCGCCTTCGGTATAATGTATGGCCTTGGGTTTGCCGTTGTTAGGCTCACGATACCAATTCACTAGCCAATTCCATTCAAGGTTTATTTTTCCAATTAAATTGTCTGACAGCCACATGAATCTATGTAAAAATTGACCAGACTCAGTGTTAACCAGTTCCGGAGTTAACGCACGATTGGCAGGATGACCACAGTTCCAAAGAATCATTGAACTCCAATTCTTTCGTGGATAAGGTCTTTGTTTTGCTCCGTCCATTTTTTCACCCTCTGGCGGAGTATAGTCATGATGTACGCACATCACAGCGTATTTGTCATCTGCTTGGGCAAATAATTTTTCTATGTCATCTACAAATAAAAAATCACAGTCACAGAATATTGCCCAACCTTGATAGTTAGAAAGATACGGAACTAAAAAGCGACTAAAAGTAAATTCTGTACTAGAATATTTGTCAGGTGTGCGCCAATACAGGTTTTTATCTTTTAGTTCTTGTTGCTTAATAGGAACAACTTCAACAGATTTATTGTACTTTTTGATACTGTGTTTACACACTTGATAGGCAATGTCTTCTCGGCTATCCCAACCAACAAAAACTGTTTTCTTTTCAATACGTTCTATATCTTCTTCTACACATCGTTCGCCGTATTGTACTTCGACAATTTTACAAGGAACATTGTAAGGATTATACAAACGATGCCAGTTATGTTGTGGTATTACAATCTGTTCTAAGGTATCTAGTGTCTTATCTGGCATTCTATATCCAGATGGCATTAGTTGTTCTACTACACACTTGCCTTCACTAACTATCCAGTACTCGGCTCTGTGTTGGTGTCTTTGCATAGATAGACTTTGCCCAGGCTCAACTGTAAGCTCTTTTACTTTGACATTTGGAGTGTCGTGTAATACACGGTAATATCCCCATACTCTGCCAGTTTTAGGAGCCTTCCATTCTTGTAAAATCCATGAACTTGAATTTGCTTTGTTATCACCGCCTACAGCAAATTCAAAAAATACGTTATCATCATTAATATCCATTTCTGGAATATTTTTCTTTGTTCGATCACCACCGTTGGCAAATATTATAGTATCGTTAGGAAACAATGCTCTAACTTGACGAATACAGTCTTTGGCTGATCCGTCTTGGTCGTCAAACTCAAGTACTTCATCTACTTGTTTGAGATTTTGTATTACCAAAGATCGCTCTGTCCAAGGCATGAATGATCTGCCTTTTTTCTTTGCTAACCAATTGTCTGAGTTTAGCCCTACAATTAGTTTATCGCCTAATTGCTTTGCTGCGTCAAAATATGCTATATGGCCTGAATGGATTGGGTCAAAGCCGCCCGTAACTATTACTATTTTCATGTTGATATTTATGTGGTCAGTTTAATCGGTAAATATTAAAAAGGAACAATTATGGGACAAGAATACGTAGTAGATAAATTAAAACCTCATCTAGGAGGAAATTTTGCTGAGATTGACATAGCGTGTTGGTGTCCGAATGTTTGGGCATATATTATTGCTACATACCATATAAAAACAGCAATGGATGTTGGATCAGGTAATGGTCGAGCAGCAGAATGGTTTGCCAAACAAGGGTTAACAGTTACAGCAATAGAAGGGTTAGAAAAAAATGTTGAAAACTCTGCTCACCCTGCTGTACTTCATGATATAACAACAGGCCCTTACATTAATCCTGTTGATTTTGTAAATTGTATCGAAGTAGTAGAACACATAGAAGAAACATTTTTAGATAATTTATTAACAACATTGTGTCAAGGCAACTATATTTTAATAACTCACGCACTACCAGGACAAAAAGGCTGGCACCATGTAAATTGCCAACCTAGTAATTACTGGATCGATCATATAGAATCCAAAGGTTTTGAATTCCTATTAGAAGAAAGCAATAAGATAAGAAAAATAGCCGAAGACGAGTCTGCTATACATATTGCTAAAAACGGATTATTTTTTAAAAAGAAATGAATAATCTAATATTAGGAACTGCGTTTGGTTATGGTCCAAATCAAATAGAAGTGTTTGTAAAGTCTCTAAGAAAATATTCAAACAGTCAAGTAATGTTAGTTGTAGATTCATTATCTGAAGAATTAACTAATTTTCTTACTGACTATAATATATCTACATATCTACATTCAGTAGATTTAACTAATATAAGAGTTTCTGAAATTTTTAACATAAGACACAAATGTTATAGAAATATTTTAGAATATAATTTTTTAGATGTTGACCGAGTGTTTATTTCAGATGTGAGAGATGTGGTATTTCAAGGCGATCCTTTTGCTCACGTTACTGATACTGATTTAGAATTTTTTTTAGAACCAAAACAAATTAAAGATTGCGAGTTCAATTCGAAAAAAATTAAAAAATTGTACGGTAATAAATTCTTATCAGAAATTGGTGATAAAGAAATTTCTTGTGCCGGAACAACAATTGGTACTAGAGAAGGAATTTTAAAATATCTAGATAAAATGTTATCAGAACTCAACAGATTAAAAATTCAAAATAATGCGTTTGCGGACGATCAGGCTGTTCATAATTATCTAATCTACAATAATTATTTTCCAAATCATAAAAAATATAATACAGGGTATGGGCCAGTGTCAACATTACATCATTTACGTGAAGGTATATTTAACAATCAAGGCCAAGTAATAAATATTGACGGGACCGTAGTTCCTATTGTTCATCAATGGGATCGATTATCTAAAGACAGACAACAAGTATTATATCAAACAGCAGTATTATGAGATCATTTATTATACATTTACCTAACGTAAAATCTTCGTTAGACAGCGCATTAGAAACTAAAAAACAATTAGAAAATATAGGCATAACGCCTGAAATGTTTGTAGGCAGTTATGGACCAGAAATAGAAAAAATATTTGAAAAAGAAGGCAAGTTTGTACATCCAGTGGAAGGTATTGTACTAGAACGAAGAAAAGTTTCAGGCACTGGGGCTAAAGGAGTTTTTCACAGTCATTTTAGATTATGGTCGCTATGCGTAGAGATCAATGAACCTATAATGGTATTTGAAGATGACGTAGTTGTATATCGCCCTCTCAAAGAAATGAACTTTGACGAAGTATTGATTATATCAATTAATTATGATTGGGATATGTCATTACAATGGAAAGATTACTTAGAAAAAGATAATGAGTTGACAACAGCTCAGCCCTATACCGAAAGATTTATTCCAGGAACTTCGGGATATATTATTAAACCTGTAGCTGCTAAAAAATTAATAGAAACATACAAAAATTCTTATATAATTTCAGATGTTGCTATGAACTCAGAAATAATAAAAATGGAAATACATCCGCAAGTAATTGGTAGATCAAAAACAATGGATGAAAAAGAATCATTAGTTAGACGCATAAATTGGGACACATTAAAATGAAATCATTAGTAACCGGAGGAGCTGGGTTTATTGGCTCACATATTGTAGATCGCTTAATAGACCTAGGACACGAAGTTGTTGTCCTTGATACAGAAACAGCAGAAACACACGATCAATTTTATTATAATAACAGAGCTTGGTATTACAAATACGATATTGCTGACTATGAATTAACAAGAGAATTATACGAAGGTGTTGATTACGTATTCCATTGTGCTGCTGAATCTAGAATACAGCCTACAATTTTAAACCCACTGCGAACTGTTAAAACCAATGTACTAGGCACAGCAACAGTATTACAATGTAGTAGGGAAGCCGGTGTCAAAAAAGTGATGTATAGTTCCACATCATCTGGTTACGGTTTAAAAAATGAACCACCTTTAAGTGAAGACATGCCAGACGATTGTCTTAATCCTTATTCAGTATCAAAAGTATCCGGCGAAAAACTATGTAAAATGTACACGGATTTATTTAAATTACCAACTGTGATTTTTAGATATTTTAATGTCTACGGCGATAGAGAACCATTACGTGGTCCATATGCTCCGGTAGTGGGGTTGTTTCTAAGACAACACAAAGCAGGCGAATCATTAACCATAGTTCCGGACGGAACACAACGTAGAGATTTTACTCACGTCAGCGATATTGTAAATGCCAATATATTAGCAATGTCTGTAGATCACGAACGCTACGGTGAAGTGTTTAATGTTGGCACAGGTACAAATCATTCTGTGCTAGAACTTGCTGAGATGATTTCAGAGAATACAAAAATGATAGCCCCGCGATTGGGCGAGGCTTATATTACATTGGCCAACAACGAAAAAATCAAAACTGTACTAGGCTGGCAACCTACTAAACGTATAGAAGATTACGTAGAAGAAAAACTCAAAGAGCTCGATGCTTCTTGTTAATATCTTCAACTCGGCCTAGTAGTTCAAGATCAACTCCTAGGTCTAGTCCTTCCATTATTATCGCAGCAACATCTTTAGGAAAACAAGCGCCACCCCAACCATAATGGCCATCGGGTCCTGGTACTTCCATATGCGTTGTACCAATTCGATCATCATAGGCCGCCAAGTATGCTAGGTCTTTGATATCGACTCCTTCTGCGTCAGCAAGTTTTTTAAAGTCATTCATGAATGTTACTTTAGCAGCAAGATAACTATTCATCATATACTTGTACATTGAAGCAGTTTCAATTGGGACAATAATATGTTTGTTGTGGGTTAATTTACGACCGTAGACAAGGACTTCTCGAGCTCTAACTGCCCAATCATAATCTCCGCCAATAACACAGTAGTCAGCATTAGCATAATCAGCATTGGCGTTTGCCTGTGTTAAAAATTCCGGTACATGAATAAGATTTGGATATTCTTGTTGAAGTCGTTTATAGATGCTCGGTGGCGCCGTAGATTTACTAATCAATACAACCTTGGGATTTTGAATTGTTACAAACAACAATTCTTTTAGTACTTGTTCAAGGATAGAAGTATCGCAGTGGCCGTCTTCAGTTGAAGGACTAGGCACACAGATAAAAATAGCGTCTCTATCTATAAACTTATCTAAACTTGCTGAGTCTTGTAGTTTAGGATCTCTAATAATGAGATCAGCATTTCTATATGCCCAACCTACTGCTCCACCTACAAAACCAAAACCAATAATACCTATTTTCATAGAGTTGCGTCTTCCATACCAGCAACACGCAGTTTAACTATGTTAGTTAATTGCCATTGTTTCTGATCAAGTGCTTTGATAATGCCCAACCACTTGTTGCGTAGTAAGGCAAATTCGTTGATAATTTTTTCAAAATCTACAACGTCTGCTTCGCCGTCTACAAACTTTTCACAGTCTCTTGACGACAAAGCACGTTGATAGTTTTCTAAGTACTTACGAAAATGCTGACTTTTTAGTCGACGTAGTTCAATGTTAAGATACTCGAGAACTGCTTCAATCTCTTGTAGTTGATTAAAGCGATGCTCGATAATTCCAGGCATATTTGCTGCTGCTTTTTCAACATTCCCGTAGATTTTAACTTCAATCTTTGCTGCTTGTAATTCTGATTCGTAGTACACAGCAGCGTCTGGGATATGTGAAATATCCTTGGAAATTTTATCGTACCAGTTCATTGGTCTCCGTCATCATAACTATCCTCTTCGTCACTGTAGTCTTCTCCGTCTAAGGAATATTCTATAGCTTCGTCAAGGAAAGGGTCAATTCCTAAAAGATTGTCGAGCACTGATTCTTTTACACCGTAGTCTAACAGAGTACTAACAAAGTCTGCGGCTACGTCTTTTTTGAATTTTTCTGGAATATGTTCGCTCATAACATTCCAAATATCGGCAATCAAATCATCTTTCATTCTTGGGTCTCCGTTTCAGGTTCAACAATTGTAGTTATCTCTGATACGGAATTTTCGCCATGTTTAGAAATGTCTGCCATCATAATGGTAAGACCGTCCTTCTCATTTTTCTCCCAAGCCTTGCGGAACTGCTTGATAATTTCACCGTCTTTGGTTACATATACAAGACTGTTTCCTTCTTTCTTGAGCATACCTTTAGCTTCAAACAAGTCGACTAATCCACTATATGGACTCATACCTGTTTCATAAGGAATTTCGACTTGTACACTTTCAAATGGTTTTGCGTAACGTGTTTTCATAATCTTACAAGCAGCACGGATTCCGTTTACTGTTGTAGTCTTATTACCATCGGCATCTGTTTTAAGTTTAAGTTTACGCATAGCAACAACAATTGAACTTGCGTAAATGAAACCTTGACCGCCTGAAATTTTATCGTCTGGATCAAACATATCTTGGCTTGCGTATGTGTGATTAGTTGCTACTAAACCAACGTTAGCAGCACCAAACATATTAACACAATTACGAACCAGTGCTGTTAGTGCTTTAGGCTTACGGCCCATGTCACCTTTTAAGTCACCTGCTTCAAACTGATTAACGTCTGTTGGGGTTAACAACATGCCTAGTGAATCGATCACAAACAACACCTTAGGGCGATCTTCATCAGCCATTGCTTTGTATTCGCCCATGAATTCGTGAATAGTTTTTGCTACATCATCGATCATCGCCATGTTAAGTTTTAACAACTTACCTTCGCTGGTGTCAACACCTAGTGCGTGTAACCATTTCTCGTCAAGTGCGTTTTCACTATCAATTAAGATAGGATAAATGCCTTGTTCTTGTGCTGCCTTAATAAGGTTACCTGAACAGATGTATGATTTACCTGCGCCAGACTCACCAGCAAATACTGTTACTTTGCCTAGCGGAACTCCGCGATTAAAGTTGCCGCTGATCAAATAGTTTAAGGCATAATTGCCTGTTGAGATCCAGTCTGTTGGATCGTTAAAACCAATACTAAGACCTTCAATAGATTTAGTTATTGATTTTCTAAATTTAGAAATATCGAATGCTTTTGTCATTATTATAGCCCTGTTGAGAAATAGAGCGTGGCATTACGCCACACTCTATGTTTAGTCATATTACTTCTGACGGTTACGAATCATGGCAAGGATGTCTTGCGCACGACTGTTATTTTCAGAAGCAGGGGCTGCTGATTGAGCATCTGCTACTGGAGCAGGACGACTTACTGCTGGAGCAGGTTCGTCATCAACAACATCGTCAGCAACAGCCGCTGGACGTGATGATGCCTTTAAAGGATCACCAGTTGCTTGGCTCATGCCTGCTGGTTTGAAGTATTGACCCCAACGATCCATGTCAAAAGCTTCGCCATCAACAGATGCTTCAAACATCTCTTTGATAACTTTAAGTTCAACATCGGTTGGTTTCTTAGGTAAGAAATCTTTGAGATTAAACAAGCCATGTGTTTCAATTGCTGCTGCTTCTTCGGCTGATAGAGCACGTTCGTTACGTGACCATTTGCTTGTAGAATAATCAGCATAGCCACCTTTAGATGTCTTAGCAATACGGAAATCTACACCGTGTAAGAAATCTGTTGGCAACTCATTGAGTTCTGGATCCATTAATGCTGAACGGATAATCTGATAGATCTGAGGACCAATGATAAATCTACGAATTGGGTTTTCTGGTGTCGTATCTTCAGCGATAGGACTTTTCACTACGTAGCCTTGGAAAATGTATGAACGCTTTTTCCAGTATCTACGGCCCATGTCTTCTAACGACTTGTCTTTGAACCAGCCACGTACTTCTGAAAGAATTGGACATGTCTCATTCCACATTTCCATACATGGGACTTGTACTTGTACTGGCTTGCTGCCTGTGTCGCCTTTGATTCCAGCGAATGGCAATTTGATCATCGCACGTTCTGCCCAGAAGAATGTGTTAGACGAATCACCGTCTGGCAAGAAACGAATAGTTGCTTCTTTACCTTCTTCCATGTTCCAGTGTGGATAAATTGCGTTGTCGCCGCCGCTTGATTTGCCGCTTGGGCCTGTTTGTGCTTCTTGAAGTTTCGCACGAATTTCTGCTAATGTTGCCATTTTAAATGCCTCCTTGTGTTATGCCTAAAATGTTATGCCTTGTACGCATATGTTATATTATGCGCTTTTTATTTAGCAAGGTCAAGTATATATCAAGATATTTTTTCACCAAACAAAAAACCTGGATTTTTAAGCCCAGGTTTTGTTGTATTTTTTTAAAGCTAACTGCCTAGCTAGCCATAATCTAAATTTTATGTAATCTGATAAATCATCGTGTATGACTTTTCCAAACTTGTGAATATTTCGATTACGGCCAAAAGTAACTTCGTCGTCGACAACAATATCACTGTCGTCTAGGTCGTTTTTACTTAGCGGCTGGAGCTGCGGCTTTGCTAGCTTCAGCGGCTGCTTTAGCTGGCTCTTTCTTTGCAGGCTCACTTTTAGCGGCTGGGGCTTTAGCGTCTTTAGCTGGCGCTGCTGGAGCGGCTGCTGCTGGCTTAGCTTCTACCTTCTTTTCTTCTTTCTTAGCTGGTTCTGCTGCGAAAGCTGATACTGCGAACAATGATGCTACTAGAGTTGCGATTAATTTCATTTGAAATTTTTCCTTTTAAAATACACAGAAATATTCCTGTGTTATATATTAAACGCCTATCTTGACAAAATCGTTTACTTTAATTTAGCCAAAAAAATAGGGCACCGAAGTGCCCTATATTTACATTACATGTTATAAGCCTGATAATTTTTTGATTCTTTCTAAATCACTGTTTGATGAGTTTTGAAGTACCTGTTGATTACCAGCTAGTTTTCGTTGATCTAATCTACCAATCATTTCCTGAGCTAGTATCGCTGCCTTGTCACCATATTTTTTACCACACATGGTTACGATTGCTGTTTGGCCTTTTGGAAATTCTTCGTTTTGTTTATCATAGAATGAGCCTATAAATGCTGCCAATTCAGTAATATTCAAAGATTCTTCTTGACCTGTGCGCTTACGGAAATCTCTAGCATGACGGTCGTCATGTTTTTTAGGATCTGGTAAGCGATATTTGTCTGTGCCTTTACCACGTTGTGCTGGCGATAAATCGTAGTCATCTTGTTTGTCATACTCTGGATGATTTGGATCGCTGGCTTCGTATTGATCGTTGCCATAGTCGCCGTAGTCTTCATCTGAGCCATAGCCTGCCGATGCTAGTGCGTAACCGTCGTCAGTTTCGCCGCCTTCATCGCTGCCGTTTGGCATGTCCATGTCGCCAAAATCTAATTCATCAATAACTTCTGGTGCGTTGTCCTGTAACCATTGGTATACTAATGGACGTACACAAGTGTCTGAATCTTCTTTGGCTGCTTGTTTTATTTCTTGGTGTAATTGTGGATCGTCAATAATGCCTTTGAGACTGCCAATAGCATTTGAGCCATCTACGCCTGCTGAAAAATGTTCGTCTACTAATTTTTGTAATTCTTCAATAGCAGCGGTTTTTTCTTCTTCATCACCGCTGAGTATTGCTGATTCTTCGCCTAAATTCAAAACCCAAGATTCGAAGTTTTCAAAATCATTTTCAAATGTGTATGTTGTGCTTAGGTCTTGTTCTTCTACAGCTTCTTGTGTCATTGCGACTATGTCGTCATAGCCTAATCCGTTGTCTTCCTCTCTCATTAGATTATAAATCAATGGGAATACACTCTTGATATCTTCTTTGAAGTTTTTAACCGTAAATTTGTTTGTAAGATCTTCTATTACATCTTGTGGTACTTCGGCTTGTGTTTGACTTTGAAAAGTTTCTTTAAATTGATGATAATAATTTTGTCTAGCAAGTTTTTTAATTTCTTCTCTAAGAGAGTTAAGTGCCTGTCCGCTTTTTTCAACAATATTATTTGTATCGGAATTCATTAAATCGTTACGAACAACATAGTTTCCAAAATTCTTTAACTGAGCAATTTGTTCACTCATGTTAATGATATGTCGACCAATGTCGTCGTAGGGCAATCCACCTTCCTGTACGTGTCTTTGCATAGCACGAGCACCAGCTAGATGAATAAATGGATATTTGAAACGTTCGCCTTGGCCATTTTCGATGAACATCGCGCTGATGTTTCTTGTTCTTGCTCCCGGGCTGTTTTCGTCAACTGTTTGGTTGTGCTTGATTATCAGCGTTGTGTTTTCTAATTTTTGATAGCTGGTTTTTGTGCTACCATACATGCCTTCTTTCATAATTGCTTCTCCAATGGGCGAATTGTTTGCGTACTGTGTGAGGAAAGCGTAATCTCTTTTATCAAGATTGTCTTTAGATATATCGCGAGTATCAAAACTCATTAAACGTCTTTTAGCGAATTCTCTTAGTCCTCGTAGGAAATCGTACCAGTTAGTTTTTTGAACACTGTCCATGCCTTCGGCAATGCCGGTGCTGTAATAAACCTTCATATTAGAAGGTTCAGCAAGGCTGATACTTACATGGCCTATAGGGTTTTCACCTTCCATGTAATCAAAATCAAAAAACACAGCTTCTTCTGGGTTTATGGTTACTTCGCCAGTTTCTGAGCCTAATTTTAAGCCAGAAAAGCGGCTTCTTATTTTATAAAATAAGTCTGTGCTTACACTTTTAAGATTATCTTCCATGTTAATATTTATCAAAATCCTGAACTGACGAAGATTGGCATAGGCATTTGATCTTCGCTTAATTTTTCTGTCATTTTATCGTAGATTTGAGGATCCCAATCACTTAATACTCCTGCCATGCGTACAATTAACAATGTTGAGCTAACTAAATCGTCGTGCTCACCTGTTTTTGCCCCAAACCCAACTCCGTGTGCTATGAATGTTTTAAGTTCAGAAATCAAAGGTTTTGAACTGATCTTCATTCTGTAATTTTCTAACATATTTTTTAATATGCTACAAGATGTTATTTTAGATCTGTGTGTAGTGTTGAATCCTTTGCGGAATTTTCGTATATGCCCTTTTCTTATAGGTTCGCTTAAGAATAGTCCTGGGAAGTTTTCCTCGCCAATGTCACTGATTACAATAAGAGCCGCTTCACCTAAAGTATTGTTTTCTACCGAATAATAAATCTGTGGATTCCCGCCTAATTCTTCACCTCGAGTTTGTATATACTTACAAATTTCTCTAAGATGTTTGACCTGCGATTGTATAGGGGTTAAATTATGATGCCATTCTGCTACCTGAGTCATTGATGGCATTTCAAAAACTTGTATAGCGCCATAGTCACCGCCTGTGCCTAGGCTAGGATCAAGTGCTACCAAATATGTGCAGCGAGGATCGATGTCTTTATACCAGCGTGTTTGTCCCATAGACATTATAGGATCTTTGCCTTCTAATTCAGCTAGTTTTACAGCATTGATTAGAGTCTCGTCAAAGATTAAGAATTCGCAATCGAACTCACGGCGAAAACGTTCCTCGCCAATTTTACTACGTTCAACTGCTGCCCACGCTTCGTCACGATCTGGGTGTTCGTTCCAATGAGCAAAGTAAGAGAAAAATCCGTTTACACCTAATTCTTGTTCGTTGCCATACTCGTCGAACTTTTTATTAGCTTCAGTCCAGATCATAGCAAATTGATCTTCGTCTGAGTTAGGTGTTGATGTTATAATAGCACGACCACCTGTTGACAACGTAGGACTTAACGCAGTCCAGAATTCTTTGGCTTTTTCTGGCGGTTGTACAAACGCAAACTCATCACAGTAAATCAATGAAAGAGATTTACCACGACCAGTATTTTCTGTTGTTGTGGTTGCTTGTATTCGAGCACCGTTGTCAAATTCAATAGTATTCCTATTGTAGCTAATAACGCCAGCACGAATAAAATCTGGTAGGTTTTCGTACCCATACCTATAACGATTCATAATGTCCTGCGCACCTTCGTACTTGTGAGCAGCAATTAGTACCTGTGCTTCAGGAACAAATTGTGTAAACCAAAGCAAATAGCCACACGCACAGGTTGTTTTGCCCATCTGTCGCGGTAACATCGCAATCACATCTTTGTGTGAATGGTATGCTTCGATTAATCTAACCTGATAGTCATACGGTTCAAAGTCAATAGCACCTCTAACAGGATGCTGTATTTTTAAAAAGTTACGCATGAAATACAATGGACCTGTAACAGGATCCATACATGCTTCTAGATGTTTTACTTCTTCAAGGGTATACCGTTCAGGTTTATGTGCCTTCTTGATTAATACGCCGTCTAGTGATTTTGCCATACTAATATTTACTGAAAAAAATAGGCTCCGTAGAGCCTATTTGGATCTTATAATGTGTTATTGTTTTTTATGTTCAGCTAGTTGAGCTAGTAATTGTGCTTTGATACTGCTGACTAGGTTGCTGTTTTCGCCAACGTTCATTGGGTTATCACCGCCAGCAGTTGCTGGAAATGCTCGTTTGCGTTTATGAATATCATTGCCGTCAGGAATAGAAGCAGAAATATCTTTGTATTCTGGATTAGGCGCAGTAGTGGCTGTGTCAAACCCGTCTTCTAATTCAACGTCGTCACCTGGTTTTTTAGCCATAGCCAATTTCATTACCGGGTCGCTCATGCTAGGCATTGGCTCTGCTGTCTTTGGCATCATGTCAGGATTAACCTTAGTCATCAATTTAAATAGACTTTCTATGTTATCCATGCCCTGCGCATTTAGGTTGATACTTACACTTGGTGGAGGTGTTGTTGGTGTCGAGTCCATGCTAGGCGCCATGCCGCATTCTTCGTTAACCTGTGCTTTGGGCTGATCTAACTCAGCTATTTTTTTGTAGATATCATGAAAGTTCATTATTTGCTCCCGACAGCACTGTTAGTACCTGCCTTGTCTTCTTTGTGTTTAGGTAATTTGTATTCTACGTTTTGCCCTTCATCTTTTTTACGAGCTTTAGCTTCTTTGGCAATGTCTTTTAAAAAGTTTGTTACGTGGTCGTCGCCAAAATAATCCTTATGACGGATTTTTTCTGGGTCTGTTAAATCTGTGTTTAGCAAGGCTTTGCCGCTGGGCTGTGCTGGATCAAAATAACTTTCTTCTGCAGGGTCATTTAAATTTCTAACACGGAAATGGCTTTCTGGCATTCCTGTGAATTCACGAATCTGTATAGATATTTGTTGTGGTGTTACAGGGTATTCGCATTCAGCTTCAAACATTGTTACTTCGATGTTTTTTAATTCTGGAAAATCTAATGCTGTAGGACGAATAGGTGTTGTAGTTGATTTTTCAACTTTCATACAACTGTACTTTGCCAACCCTGATTTGACTTTATCGGCAAACCCTTCCGCTAGATTACCGGCTACCTTGATACGGAAACCATATGTTTTCTTGCTTTCGGTAAGATATTCATTAAATGTTTTCATACTCATATTTATGCTTTTCCTGAAAGTTTTTTAAGAAGCTCGTTACGATCAGTAATAACGTACCCTTGCCCGTTAAGCATATTTCCGTCATCTTCTCCCGCATCTTTATCTATTTTGAGCTTTCTAAGTTTTAATTCTACTGACTTTAATTTTTTGTCAATTTTTGCTGACTTAGCATCTATAGCATTTTTCATCATAGTGCCAGCTACTTCAAAAATACGGCCACTGTATCGAACTTCTACGTTCATACCTAAATCCATTAAATCGTCGTAGGCTAATTCTGCTTTTTTTGCTAAATCGTCTAGATCTTTTTCATCTAAATTCTCAAGGTCGTCGATAGCTGGCAATGTTCCGGCTATATTTTCAATTTCCTTGTAGCTGCGTTCAAGACTGCGTACTTGATCTTTTGACTCCTCGGTATCTGCTATAGGCGCGACTTCCGGAGTTGGAGTATCAAGATTAAAAAGTTCTTCTAATTTTTTAGTCATACTTTACTTATCTGCGTTTTGTGCCTTTATGAAAAATATCATCTTCGTTGACTACTCGAAAACGAATTCCCTGCTGTTTACACCAAGCATTAGCAGCTTCCCATTTGGCTATATTTTTTACATATTGTTCTTGATTATACAAACTTTTTCCAACACGTTCTTTTAACATGTGGTTACTGGGTTTTACTTCAACCACTTCAGCATGTTTGTTTTTATCTTTGTCTACATACACAACAAAAAAATCTGGAACATAAATTGTACTTTTTCCTGTTAATGGGTCTTTATAGGGAATTTGTATACTTTCACTGGCCCAATTTTGAACTCCAGGATGTTCGTCTAACATTCGCATAAAAACAAATTCCCAACTGCTGCGAGCTAAAGGAGTTCGTTTCCCGATATATTTGTCAGGATTTTTCATTTCAAATCTTCCCTGAGCAAATTTACCCATTACGCTACTACATTTCTAATTTGAAATTGATTTACAGCCTGATTTACTCTGTAACCTAATTTTGACGTTGCTGATCTATTTTGATTTAAAATAGTACTGACAATAGATGATAGTTCTAGACTTTCTAAACCCCTAAGAGTATCTAACAAAGAATTAACTGAAATATTTTCAATTTTTGCTTGTTTTAAAAGAATAATTGCTGTGACTATTGATGCTTGCTGCCCAAATCCTTTTTGTTCTAAAAACCCAACTGCCGAATCAACATCGCCGGATTTATATTCTTCGCCGGGGTTAGCATAGTTGTTAAAATATACTTTGGCAAAATCTGCGCTGTCAACACTTTCAGATTGAGCTGGTAGATTTGATTTGATTTGTGATGGGAAATTATTCAATTAATTTAACTCCAATATTAGAGTTAGTAAAACTAGTCCCAGATGGACTGCCAAAACTAACACCAGGAAGGCCGCTTGTAACATTGCTGACAGCATTTGGCGATAGCAAAATATTTGTAGCATCTGCTATTAAACTTTGTTCACTGATACTAGCCACACTCTTGTAAAAATTAACAGCTTTAATTGCTGTTTGTAATATGCCTCGATCAGCGCCTGCTGCGTCGCCGCCTTCATAATAGTCTTTAAAAATTGTTGCCGAATCAGCAAGAATTTCATCAGCTTGCCCAAACACTCCAGTAAGACCAAAAATACTTGGATTTACACCACCACCGAGACTTAATGGGCTTGGAGTTTTGTCGTAGTGTATTGTTCCAAATTGTGGCGGAAATTTGCCATTTTTAGTGACTACTCCCTGTCCATACATCACGCTTTCGTAGGCAACGGTCATGTTGCTTTCAAGGGTGCCATTGCTGGCAGATTGATCTACGCTGCCGTGACTCCAATTAACTATTCTTGGATTAATTAATTTGTATCCATTCCATGATTTTCTAGCCAATGTGTAAATTTGTATAGAATTAAAAAAACTTTGATCGCTACCGTTTTGATCTAGGCCGTATCTAGGCCCTCCCCGTGCTATCCAATAAGGGCTTCCCGCTGTTGACCCAGGGTCGGCATGAGCACTGGCGGTTTCTAAGAATCGTTCTGGAGAATGATATCCGTAGTATAACGCATATAACGAATTAGTAATACCTAAATTGTCATCGTGAAATGTAAGATTTAACGGCTCAAATTTTATATCTTTATATACAACTTTCTTTTTGTTGTACATGTTTTTAATTTCGTGTTCCATGGTAACTTTAGGCAAATCTGCTGACTTGACTAAAAGTCCGGCTTCTAACTGATGTCTAAGTTTCCACGATGCTGATCGAACTGCTGAGGGATTTAGTTCAAAATACACATAGTACATGAACTTTGTTCGAGGAGCTCGAGCAAAGGTATGATCAGTATAAAGGCGAGCAGCGTGGCGGGCGTCGCCAAGGTTTCCCTTGGGATTTAATACCCCTTCGCCAACGCCTTGTAAAAATCTAGTGAATTTATCTGACATGCAATTATTTAGTCGTAAAAAAAGCCCGACTTTAAATCGGGCTTTTTAATTACTAGGTAACTATTACAGACCGCCACCACCAGTTGATAGTGCGCCAATTGTTCTAGCACCAATATTACGGCCAATACCATCAACGCCGCCGCCTTTGTACTGAATAGCATTATCGTATCTAATAGCTAATGCTATACTAGCTGCTTCGTTAGTTGTGTAGTTTAGATCGCCGTAGTCAATGTTTTGTACAAAACAACCGTAGCATTCAAATGTTTCTAATGTGTTTGGTGTTTGTGTTCCATTGCCGCCGTCTAACACTTCAATAACTGTGGTAAACTTATAATCTTGTCCAGATGCTGCGCCAGACTGTTCGAAGAAGTCAAATTGTTTCTGAATTTGTTCTCCGCACAATCTTTGGATTGCGCCAGTAGCGTCATCTCTAACGTTGAGTGTTAACGGCTCCCAATTGTGTCTACCAGCTAGATATACTCTAGAATTGTAAACTGGAAGTTCGATTTCTTCAAAGTTAATCTTAGGACGAGTAATGTCCATAACTTGTTTTGTTAGCTCTGTGGGCACCGTACCGTTAGCACCGAAGCCCTGTAGTGTGACCCTAAATCTATACTTTAGCTTAGGCATCAACAAGCCTTGACTTGACGATGAAGCATCAGTTGCTAAGGGTACTGATAATTTTGATAGTGTTGAAATTGCCATATCTGTTTGCTCCGGGTAATGTTATTTATCACGAATCAAAAGGGGTATAAACCCCTTCTAATTACGATGCTCTTGCGCCCTGAATCTCTCCTGTATTCTTAAGTCTTAATGGTATGTAGATAAATTCAATAGCTTTTACAGGTTCTATTGCAATATCAACATACAACTCGTTTCTGTCTATTCTTGCTGGTGTATTGTTTGTTTCATCACAAACAACAGCATAGTCATAGATTGCTCGTAAACCAGTCAACTCTAACAATAGACTTTCAATTGCCTGTTTGATTTCGTCTCTAGTGATCTTATCGTTAGGTTCAAAAACAAACGGTTTAGCTAGTTTATTCAACTGTGTTCTTAGATAAACTACTAGACGTGCTACGTTAATACGATCAAGTGCTGAACTTCCAGCTGATCGTGTTCTTTGTCCATAGTTAACTAGACCAACACCGTTAAAGAATGTTAATGGATTAACTTTAACATTGTACAGCGCATCACGTTGCCCTTCTGTTAAGCTCACTGATTTAAACTCTCCTGAAGTTGTGTCGATGTAACCAACTGCTGTTGCGTTGGTAATAGCACCTCTACGAATACCTGCTGGAGCAAACCATGGATAAGCAACCTGGTCACTTAGGGCAATAGTTTTTAACATCATATGACTTGCTGGAACTACAATGCTATTTCCAGTGTTGTCATTAGTTAATCCGCTTGGATAAAACACCGCTGCGTATGGATCATAAGTTACTAATCCAGCATCACCGTTGTCAGTAGCGCCGTTGGCGTTGCTGCCCCAGTTAGTTACTGAGGTAGTATCTGCTGCTAGGCGCATTGGAGTATCACCAACAACAAACGCAGTAGCGCCGCGGTCGTTGTTTAAATCAACTAGATTTTGTAAAACTTCTGGGTAACCTGGGCAAGCAATCAAATTAAAGCTACGAACTTCGTCTTCTCTAATTTGTTGGTTAGTTGTAATAGTTGCTTTTAGAGCAGCTACGATAACTTGACGCTGTGCTTTGCGACCAAATGTTGATCCAGATACTGTGACCCATCGTGCTGGCTGATAATCAGCCATTGATTGATCGCCTTGTCTTGCGTTGTCATCTTCTGTGTTAACATAATCTGCGCGATATGCTTTGACATTAAATCCACTTCTACGTGTGTTCCACAATAGCATACCTTGTGGATATAATTCTGGATCTGGTGCGTCAAAGTCTATAAAATCTGACACTAACAAATCAGCAATATCAGCTGGCTCAGTGCTTTCTGTTCCAACGCCAGGGCCAGTAGTCCAACGAGCGTCAGCAAACAATATTCCTTCTTCGGAAGTATTGTCGCCAATGTCAATCTGAACCCATTTTAATGTATCTGTATTCCAACGATATACAGTTGGATAGTTTTCAGTATCACTGCTGTCAATCCATAAATCGCCGGCAGCAAGACTTGATGCGCCGTCGCTTTGTTTTACTGGTTTTGTAGCAGAAATTATCGGGCCTGCTGGATCAGCTGACGGAAATTCGTTTAGGTAACCTACCCAAGTATTGCCGTCGTGTACCATGATATCAATTTGATTTAATGAACTTGAATACCATAATTGACCATCTGTTGGGTCATTTAATGGAGGATCCATATCAGCTACATATCCTGTAGCAGAGCCTGCCATTGGTAACCAGTTGCTGGCAATAAAGTCGTATGATTCGCCAGCTGGAGCATCATATAAGTCAACTGTGCCGTCACCGTTTGTGATGTTAAAACCTGTGTAGCCAATGTCTGCTAGAGCATCGTTGGTGTCTAATAGTCTAAACTCGCCACCAAGTTTGTGGCTGATTACTAGTTTACTGTTAGAAACAGACGCTTCAATGTTAACTAAAGTCGAAGCATTGATTGCTTCAGCAATAGCGTTTGCGTCAGTGGCATTGCCAGCAGCAGTAAATGTTATAACTACTGGAGCAGGAGCACTAATTCCTAACGGATCTGGTGTTCCTAGTAGTCTGCTGCCTAACACACTTTCTCTAATTGTAAATGATTTAGAACCAGCAGTTAATGTACCTAGGCCAATTTGATCTGAAACAATAGATGTTGCTCCAGTTGTTCGTCTTACAAAAATTTTGAAACTGGCTGTTTGTGGCGTATCATCGTAGCCGGTGTCTTCTGAATAGTTATACTGAACATAAACAGCATCTTTGGAAATTTTTTCTCCACCGCTGGCTTTGTCTAGACCATAGATAGATGTGTGGCCTGTGCTGTATAGCGGAGCTACTGTTTCAATCCATGCTTTAGATGAACTATTCCATTTCTTAATTCTCCAACGAGCACCGCTGTTTGGTTCTGTTGATTTGACCCAAACTGAACCAGTTGGGCGAGGCTCTTGTGTGCCATCTTTCCATTGTGGAACTGTAGTGTGCGGAGCAATAGACAAGTCAGGAGCAAAATACTGGCCTGCTGCGAATCCAAAAATACTAGCAATAGTAATTGCTGGATTTTCTGGGCTTGTTTGGAATGTGATTGAAGCACCTTCTGTGTCAGTAGAATCACCTGATTCGTCAGTGTTGCTGGTTACAAAGAAACCAACTTTACCGTTTACTACGCCTGCTCTAACACCTTGAATAGCATAACCGTTAATAAGGCCAACCATCTCAGTAGCAAGATCGTTTCCTGAACCAACAGTAATTGAAACACCGTTAATTATAAATTTGTAACCAGTAGTAGATAGGCCTGATGACGCATATCCTGCTGTTGTAGTAACGATTGTAGGAGATGTTCCTCTCCAATCTTTCGAACCAACTAATGTCCACGCTGCTGAAGTAGCAAGACCTGTGTAGTCTTTGCCTTTGTAAAAATATCTAATAACGTCTGATTTAGCAACTACCGCGTAGTCACCTACTTTACCAACACCGCTTGCTGGCTCGTTGCCGTCAATTTTGTCAGCATCGGCTTCTGATAACACAATAGGAGTTTTAGCAACAAACTTTTGGCCACCGAGAGAAGCTGGAGAAGCGTCCCATTCGAAAATACCCCATTTAGTGCTTTGGGTGTCTAACCACCACTGGCCGTCTGATGCTTCTGATCCTGGAACCGTTGAAGTTCCAGACAGATCATTTAAATTAATATCTGCTCTTGCGATATACGCTGTATTTGAAATTCCTAAGAAGCTGTAAGCTGCTTGGAGACCGTATTCATTTTGTTCGTCTCCATTTCTAGAACTTCCTGAAATTGTTCTTTTAAAAGTTGGAGTTCCGTAAAAGTCTACAAGTTCTCTCTGACTTGAAACTCTATATACTGTTCCAATGTTTGCTGCGAGTGTGCCTCTTGCGATGCCAGTTCCGCTAGCGTTTGATTTGTTCTGGGCTGTAGCTACGATAATGAGAGGGGTTGTCCCTGCTTCTGCTGGGGTATAAAAACTCTCGTCATTTACTGTAACTTGTACGCCTGGTGATGTTAGGGCCATGCCGTTCTCTCCTGATGGTTAAAACTTTGTATAGATATTTAGCGCCGTTTGCCAAAAATACACTGTTATAACCCTCAGGAAAGGGATGAAAAAGGGTAAGTATTTGTATGAGACCTTTATGCGAATGCGGTTTAAGACCGTCTGCGGTTAACTACCACAAAAATGGTAAAACTTTCTACAGGTCTATGTGTGAAACTTGCTTAAAAAAAGGCAAATGCTTTGGTATACCTAAATGGCACAGAGCTGGTTATCGAAAAAAATCACAATGCGACAAATGCGGTTTTAAATCTCAACACAAAGAAGTGTTTACGGTATATCATGCCGATGAAAATCTTAACAATTGTCGCCCTAGCAATCTTAAAACAGTCTGTGCTAACTGTCAACGAGTGTTAGCTAAAGAAGGTGTTAAATGGAAGCAAGGAGATCTAGCTGCTGATTTTTAGCTAACATTTCGCTTTGTTTAAACAGATCATTAATAGTTCCGTTATTATCGACAACTACATCAAAGTCGGTGTTTGTCCAAGCCCATTCAGATGCGTGAATGCGGTGTATCGTTGACATTTCTTCTAACGCTGTTTTATCGCCCTGACATGCTAGTCTAGCAGTGTTAAACCAAATAGGTTCATCACCACGAACTACTCGTATTACCATGCCGCCGGCACGTTTTATAGCCGCTACTTCGTTAGGAAATCTTACGTCACTGATTACAATGTTATCTTGGCTTTTACTGAGTTTATTTTCTAAACTAGCAATCCAAATATCGTCATTAAACCCTTTGCGGCATACTTCAGTGCCCCAATATTGTAGTACCCAACGTGGAGTTAAATTGGGCATACCTAGTCGATCTGCCCACCACGGGTCTACTTGTTCGCGCCATTCACGTGCTTCTTTAGTACGTCCTTCTAGCATAACTCGATCCCAGCCAAACACCGCACTTACAGCATCTTTAAGTGTGTTAGCAAAACTATCCCTACGAAACTCATGAAAGTTTACCAGATAGTCAGCAATGGTGTCTTTGCCAGTGCCAATAAAACCGCAGATTCCTATGATCATAAAAAAGCCCTCTATTTGTTATATAATAAAGGGCTTTTTGTTCTGTGTCAAGTGTGGCTTAGCCAATTACAAATGTATATCCTGCGTTGGCGTGTCCTGGAACATAGTTAACTAATTCCGCAGTTAATCTTTCGATGTCCGCAGCAGCTTCTTGTTTGAGGGCCGCTCCGTTTAGCTGTGTGCCTCCCTGTGGACCAGCTATGCCAGCAAATTTTTCACGAGCTTGACCTAACATCATCTTACAATTAGCCAAAGTATAATCTTTGATCCAGATATTAGCGTAAGTGTCTGTAAGTATAGCGTGGTCTGGGCGTGTGTTGTATACCCAAAGCATTAGTTCCTCGTCGGATCTTGGTCTTTGATGTATTGTTAATTTACGACTTTGCGCATGCCAAGTAAATTGAATAAAGCTACCAAACATTTTACCCACACGTTCTTGATATTGCGCAAATAATTCGTAGGTTAAAAGCCCGCCCATGTTTGTTGATGATAACAAATAGGTGTTTGTGTAGGCTAAGTTAAATGGTTCAAAAACAGTACCGCCGTTGCCGCCACCCGATCTTGACCCTATGCTTCTTCGATATATTTCACGTACTACCTGTATTTCTTTGGGCAGTATGTATTCGTTTTGGTCAAGTTGAAGTGTTAAAAAAGCAAAGCTCTCTTCTACGGAATTATCGCTGCGCTGCCTAAAAATAGCAAGGGCACGATCCAGTGCTGTTTCGTAGTGTTTTGGGTCTAGTTCAACATCAACCATGCCGTCGCCCAGCATAGTTTTACAGTAATCGTAGACTTTTTGTTTTTCTTGATCTAATTGGCTCATGCTAGTATTTATTGCTGCGGTAAATATATGACTATGCCAAGACTTTCATTATACAAGCCCGAAAAGGGCAACGATTACAGGTTCTTTGATCGCAATATTTGGGAAATGTTCCAAGTAGGCGGAACCGACGTTTTAATTCACAAATACGTAGGACCAGGTGCTCCGCTGCCCGGGGAAAGTACCCCAACGATCCCGCAATATACCGGTGGTATCCCTGAACTTCAAATACAAGATCTATTATTTTTAGAAAATAGAGATCGTAAGTATGATCCTGATGTTTATGTAATGAGAGGCATATACAATATACAAGACATAGATTTTAACCTAAGTCAATTTGGTTTATTTTTACAAAACGATACAATTTTTATCACATTCCATATCAACGATACTGTAGAAAAATTAGGTCGTAAAATTATGGCAGGCGATGTATTAGAACTACCGCATCTCAAAGATGAGTATGCCCTTAATGATCTTAAGTTTGCTCTTAAAAGATTTTATGTCATACAAGAAGTTAATAGAGCAGCTGAAGGTTTTTCAGCAACATGGTATCCTCATTTATATCGAGCAAAATGTAAACCTTTGGTAGACAGTCAAGAGTTTAAACAAATTTTAGACGGTATTGCTGACACTGAAAATTACAAAGGCGGGTGGTCATCTACAACTACCTATTATCCAGACGATGTAGTAACAGGACCAGACGGTAGAAAATACACAGTGATATCAGAAGTCACTGGTATTACTCCTCCAAATACAACCTACTATCGAGATGCTGATACTCTTAGAGATATCATGAGTACCTATGAAACTGAAATGCAGATAACGCAGGCAGTTTTAGATCAAGCAGAAGCCGATGCTCCAAAAAGTGGTTATGATACTTCTATGTTTTATACTGTTCCGTTAGATGACAATGGAAAAATAAAATTAGTAACCGCCGATGGCGAAGCAGTCACAGTCGACAACAATGATCCAAACGCAGGCGTAGATGCTAGTTATGTAGTAGCACATCCAGTTAAAGATGGGTATGATAGCTATCACCAAGAGGCACTGCCGCCAAACGGTGCTCCTTTTACCAGTGGTATAGCATTTCCTTTATCTCCAGTAGAAGGTCAATTTTGTCTACGAACAGATTATTTTCCTAAACGATTGTTTAGATATGATGGCAAACGTTGGGTCAAGTACGAAGATAATGTGCGTATGACCATGAGCAATAACGGTTCTGATTCAGCTGAGCCAAGATTAAATCAGCGAGGAACATTTATTAACAATACCAAAGTCAATACCATTGACGGTAAACAAGTACCAGAGAAGCAAAGCCTTAGCAAGGCTTTAAGACCTAAGGCAGACGAATAATGGATTTTTTCTACGACGGACAGATAAGACGATACGTTACACAGTTCATGCGTATCTTTATAGGTTTTAATTACAAGTCGGGCGACGGCACCTTACGCCAAGTGCCTGTGCTGTACGGTGACCTTAGTAGACAAGTTGGCAGTGTTATTGCTGAAAATTCCAGCAACAAATTACCATCTGTGCCACGTGTAGCATGTTACATCACAAGTCTAGAAATAGACAGATCAAGATTAGCTGATCCTAGCTTTGTATCAAAAGTCAATATAAGAGAAAGAGCGTTTAGTGAATATGACGAAAACGGAAAACCTCTTTATGAAAATTATCAAGGTGGTGGGTATACTGTAGAACGTTTGATGCCTACACCGTTTAAGTTGAGTATGAGAGCTGACATTTGGTCTTCAAATACAGATCAAAAGTTACAACTGTTAGAACAAATTCTAGTACTGTTTAATCCTAGCCTTGAAGTACAGACCACAGACAACTATATTGATTGGACCAGTTTAAGTGTAATTGATTTAGTAAGTTCAACATTTAGTTCGAGAACAATACCTGCTGGTACTGAAGACGAAATAGATATTTGTACTTTAGATTTTGAAATGCCTATATACATTAGTCCGCCTGCTAAAGTTAAAAAACTTGGTGTTATACAAAATATTATTATGAATATGTTTAATGCTGACGGAGAGTTAAGACCTGTAAATGAACTAGCATTTAATCTTGATATCACAGATGGGCCCGGTGCTAACTTATACGCATCAATAGTAACTCCTGGTCAATACGGAGTGTTGTTGGTTGCTGATAAATCAATAACAGGTGTTGACATGAATACCTATTATGTGTCTGTGTTAGATCCTAACGAAGCCATTAAAGAAATGGGTTTAGAAATGGGCATCAAACAAGGCGAACGCATAGACTGGAATAAAGTATTGTTACAATATGTAGGTTATAAAGCTGACATTAGTAGAATTAGATTTTTACAACCAAATGGCAGCGAAATCATAGGCACATTCTCAGTCAACGAATTAGATCCAACCTACTTGGTTGTGTCATTTGATTCTGGAACATTGCCAACTAATACACTAACTCATGTTACATCAATAATTAATCCACAGACATTTAACCCGTTAATCGCATTTGAATCTAAAGCAAATATCCCTGTAGGAACTAGATATTTGATCTTAGAAGACATTGGCAATGAAAATAACGCAGATGGTGCTGATGGTTGGAAAGGCGTTACCAACGTTGATCTTGTGGCAAAAGCCAACGACATAATTGAGTGGAACGGTACAAATTGGGTAGTGTCGTTTAACTCGACAAGCATTGATACTGTTTCTTATGTTACTAATTTAAGAACTAAAATTCAATATAAGTGGGACGGAGAACAGTGGCTCAAGTCATTCGAAGGCGAGTACACTGCCGGATATTGGAGTTTTGATCTCTAAGGTTGATACATATTAGCATGCAGAAACATGCCGGTATACTTTTTATTTCAAAAAAATCTTCTAGGATTTTCCTTCTTTTGAATGACGGAAAATGGATTGTGCCTACATTTATTCGGTCGCAGTCTGTTATAGAAGATGCTACTCCAGTTATCAAATCATATTGCGATAAAGAATCAAAATTAATCCCAATTGAATTGTATCTAAGTCAAGACCAAGGGTTTGAATTTTCTACATATATCTGTTTAATTGATGACGATTTTACGGCTAGCAACGATGCTTCTTATTGTTGGGCTGCGTTAACTAACCTTCCAAAAAATCTACATAGCGGGTTGAAGTCGACACTGGCAAATAAAATAATTCAAACTAAAATAAACACAATATTATTAATGGGGAAAGACCTATGACATTCTTAACTATTAAAAATAATGCTCAGTTTAAAAAAGATTTTGATCGATTTAAAGAAGTTATAGATCAATTAGACGGTGACAAAAAAGCTCAAGCTGAAAAACTTTTTCGTCGATTTACAGATGCTGTAAAAAGAATTGACGACACGTTGGAAAACGTTGCTTGGGCTCCAATTAATTATTCTTTTCATGTTGACGCCCGAGCCGAACTCAACAAACTTAGAGTCGATCTAGAAAATCTTTTACCGAAATAAATTGGTAATTCCCAATTACTGATTTTAATTTTTCTATATCAGCACAGGTGTATGTTTGATACTGACCTTCCAATTCAGCAGGAAATTCAATTTCTTTTATTGAAGCATTATATTTTTTAGCAACAAGATCGGCTACATCCTTAAAAGAAATAACTGTGCCTGTACCTAAATTGAATATACCGCTGTGCCAATGACCTACTGACAATTTAATATTAACAATATCTTCAACACAGACAAAGTCTCTTAGAAAATTCTCACTGTCTTTGAATACAAATACAGTTCCTTCTATCTGAGCCTGTTGAGAAAACTTGTGTATAGGACTTGCCTGCGATCCTTTTTGTTGTTCGCCACTACCGTATACATTAAAATATCTCCAGCCTTGTAACTTAGCTCTGGGATTTTCTAATAGCTTAATAGCTGTGTAGTAATCTATATCGGCTTTGCTTTGTGCGTACAGCGATCTAGGATCAAGAGGTTGATTTTCTTTAAACACTGGCCCTGCTCCATACACACTAGCAGAGCTAGCATATGATAAAAGAAAATCATGTTCAATTGCCTTATCTATAAGAAAAACTGTAGGATTTTTATTTTTTCTTTGTATTAGATTTTTATCACGTTCTGTTGTACTAGATATTGCGCCTTCGTGATAAACAACTTCAACTTTATTCCACTCGTTAAATTTGTCATAGAACTCGTCAATGGTAAGCCATTTAGCATAAGACAACTCTGTATTAGCACGAGCATTGTCAACACAGATAATGTCAGTACGACCTAGTTTGTTTAGGCCATGGACTATATTAGATCCTATAAATCCTGCTGCGCCAGTGACTACAATCATCCTAGTGTCTTCTCCAGCCAAGTTTTACAATTAGGCCAATCTCTATAAATGTGTGCCTGACCACCAGCTTGGATCCATTCCTCGCAATTTGAGGTTCTGTCGTCGATTAAAATGTCACCTGCGTTACGGCAGTGCATGTGTTTTTCATAACTGTAAGGGCCAAGAAATACTGGAATGTGTGGAAAATTTTCAAATGCCCAAAATACTTTATCCTGTGGAGCCCACGGCATGTCATTGCCTTTGGGAATAGCACTTAAAAAATACAATCCACAGTTTGTTTTTGTTTTGTAATCAGTAACCCATTCTACTAGTTCGTGGGCTCCTTCCTTTATTGGCAGCTTACTATACATTCGTTGATCATCTTTAAGTCTGCGCCAAGTTGTTTCGGGCAGCATATCGCCATCTTTAAACAACGGTTCTTTAAGGTATGCTCTAGCATATCCAAACCAGTCAGCTACTACATCGTCCATGTCTAGGTAAATGTTCATGACAGCGTACCTTCACCGTCTGGTGGTAACACTACCTGACTGTCACCAGGAATAATTCTGTAATTGTCTTCAACAGAATCTGCGGTACTCACTTCAAAAATCATTGCGTTCGGTGTCAATGCTTCTAGTTGGTGTGGTTGTAATGGAGCATTATGCCAAGTGTCACCGGTGTTGAGTTCTTTTTCAAAAAGAATTGCGTTGCTGGTATCTATCCATCTAACTTTAAACTTTCCAGTATTAACAAACCAAGTTTCTACTTTGTTTTTGTGAAAGTGCATGCTAAACTTGGCACCTACTTTTGTGAAGCATAAAATTTTTCCTGTATAATGCTCGTTGGTGGCAAATATTAATTCGTAGCCCCACCCTTTTTCTTGATAACCTTGTAATTGTGTCATTTTATTTCCTTTAAATTTGGAGCATAACAACCTACGTGTTGTACTGTTATTGACGCAGCTTTGTTAGAAAAATCTACAGCAGATGTAATTTGTTTTGTTTCTAGATACATATACGCCAACGCAGCTAGAAATGTGTCTCCAGCTCCAGTAACATCTACTACTTCTACCGCAGGAGCAGAAGAAGAAAATTCATGATGTGGTATTACTGCGCCTTTAGCACCTTTGGTAACTATTAATCCTGTGCACTCAGATTTAATTTTGCTGTATTCTAATTCATTAATTTTAACCCAAGCACCTTGAAGTCGTTCTAGATCTGTTTTCTTTGTGTCAACAAACACAGGAATTCTAGTAGCAATAGCTTCTTCAATAATATCGTAAGACACTGTGCCTTTATCGTAGTCGCTGATAACAATAGCATCATAGACTTTAGGTATTGCTGTTTCAAACTCAATAGGCTGTGAAACAACATCATTGTCTATTCTAACAATCTGTTGCTTACTGCGAATATCTACCAGTCTAGTCTTTGTACTAGTTTCTCCATGTAGGTAGTTTACGTCACAGCCTAGTGCTTCTAAATTACAAGCAACATTACCAGCCATACCCGGACTGTGTTCTTCGTGGCTAAACTTAAACACTGGCACAGGTGCTTCCGGACTGATTCTATCTACGGTGCCGTATTGATATATGTCAAGGCAGTTGTCACCGATCAATAATATCTTGAATTTTTTCTGTTGTTGAATATCCATTGATTCTTTCAAAAAATACTAATTGCTTACTAACATGTGCGCCTACAATAGGCTTTCCTTGATAGTCGCTGCCTTTAACCATAATATCCGAATTGGCAATAAGATCAACAAGTTCTTGTTCTGTATCAAAAACTACCACATTGTCAACTGATCGTAGATGCTGTAACATTGCTACTCGTTCTTGTTGATTGTTTATTGGGCGAGTTGGGCCTTTGAGTCTGGCTACTCTAGAGTCAGAGTCGATGCCAACAGTGAGATGGTCACCTAAACTGCGAGCATATTTCAGCAGTTCTAAGTGTCCAATATGTAAAATATCAAAGGTGCCGTTAACAAATATTCGGGTCATACTATATTTTATACGGTATGACCCTAAGATGTCAACAGTTTAGGCTTGAGCTTCAGACCAACGTAAAATAATATTTGCCGGAACTGCTGTTCCTGAAACTTTATACACGTTAATGGCCAAAACGTCAGGGCCATTTGGGAATGTGCCACGACCACCAAGTGCGGTAGTTGTCAATTCTTTTAAACTACTTAAACTCAGTGCGTCTGTAGATCCTGGATTGGTAATAAACGAAAATATAGTTTCACCTGGTAACGCAAATGGTGGTAAACCAAATTGGAATTGTACAGTATTCCCGCCTGCTATAACCGCGTTTGTTGTCTGTGTAAATGTCACAGTATAATACGTGGTGCTGGCAAACGTTTGTAAAGTGCTTACTGATTGTACACGAGTACCAGCTGGAAACTTAGTTTCTGTTGTGGCAATTTCAGTGTTTGACGATGCTCCTGACGCTTCCCAACTTGCTTGTGTAAAGTAAATTGTAGAAGTGTTAGCTGTAGATTGTGCCAACGAAAACGTAATATTATTGGTGTTGTTGACCGCAGATGTTGATGCTCTACTAAACGACAGAGTGTAATACAATGTTGTGTTAAACGTTACAGTGCCACTAGCAGAAACTAGAGCAGTATTTCCTGCGTTGAAAGTCACAGCATAATAGCTAGTTCCGGCAAATGTTCTTAGTGCGCTCACAGAGCTAATTTGAGTTCCTCCGCCAAACTTACCATCGTTAGTTGTTTGCCCCGCAATGATGTCAACTGGAAGAGCTGCCCAACTTGCCTGTTGGAAGAAATGTATGGTATTTCCTATTGCTCTATTACCAGCAAATCTAAAAGAATTAAACTCGTTATTATTACTAAATCTTAGTGTAGCAGTACTAAAAGAAACAGTATAATAGCCGCCGGTTGGACCGGATACGGCTGTTACATATGTACCGTCAACAAATAAACTAGTATCATTGGTGAAAATATCTGTAGCAATTGTAGAACCTTGTAAAGTTGCCCAACTTGCTTGATAATAATACAACACAAAACTTCCAGAGTTTACATTAAATACCCGCTGTGTTGAAGATGACAGTTGCGGCAACGTTGTTGCTGTAGGTGTTGGACTAAATGCTCTATTAGTTACCGTGGTTCCTGATGGAAATTTAGCATCAGACACTGTTTGTCCTACTACCGCGCCAATACTATCCCAGCTAGTTCTTGTAACATATGCTATAGATGTTCCTGAGCCTCTATTAAAAGCAGCACCTGTTGGCACAGTTGCGTTACCAGTTACGGTGTTAAGAGCAGTGGCTGTGGTAAATGTATACGATCCGCCACCGGCCCAGTTAACAGATCCGCCCGGAGCAATTTGAGCAAAACTTGGTTGGCCTCCTTGAGCTAGTCCACTTAATCTACCCCAGGTAATATCGCCTGGGTTTAAAGGATAATTTTGTGGGTTTAATACACCCTCAACAACAATTCCACCTGTGCCGGTGTCTGACGCAATAGAAATTTCGTTAAGCAATAATTGAGCTCTGTTTAACAGTTCTCTTTCACCAAGGTCTCCAACTACTGCGTTTGAAACAGACGGTGCTAGTCGAATTAAAAACACTGTTCTCTTTGTGGTAGAAATTGAGTTACCAGTTGAAGTGTAACTGAACAGATATCCACGGTCTTCGTCAAATCTTCCGTCAGTTAAAAACGCACTACCCCAGTGGCTAATCAACGGTGTTGTAGTATTTGTTAATAAAATAACTCCGGTTTTTTGAGTGTGGCTAGTAGCAATACCTGCTCTGTAACTTCTTAATGCGCCCGATTGAAAATTACTTAATTGAGAGCTTCTTACTGCTCCAGTTAATGATGTAGATGTTTTTCCTGTATACGATATAAGTTCGTTATCTACATACACTACACCCGAGTCTGGAAAAAATTCAGTCGATTCTAAAGGAACTGTTGTTACTGTTGATGAAATATCGCTAGTAAGTCTTGATACAGCACCGTAGTTGGCAACTTCATATCTCACTGGCAAGTTACCAGTACGCATGAACGCTTCCGAATTAACGTTGGAATTTCTCATACGATGAGCAAACACAAAATTACCGTCACTGCCACGCAGCATAAAATCAATAAATCCAGCACCATACCATGTATATTGAATGCCGATCATCTGCATCTTTGTGATATCAACTTTGTAGCCACTGGGCCCGGTACCGTCTAATCGATCTCGATTAAACTCGCGTTGCGGTACTCGTTTGTCTGTGACCAAACATATTTTACTGCCTGTTACTGTGCTTACTCCACGGAAATCTGGGTTAACAGTTATAGAGGTATCTGATGCTACTGTAGTGATCACATGAGTCATACCTTTGACTACCACAAAGTCGCCAGCTTTAAGTTGATCTAAGAAACGACTGTTTGTTCCTACGATTGTGTTACTGCCCGGAACAGCAGTGATTGTACCAGCTAGCTGTTTGGTTGATGAGCGTTGTACTACTGCTAGTTCGTCGCCGTTATATTCCCAAAACATACCGTTCTGATCATCAAATGCTCCTGCCCTTACTACCGCGCCCTTCCAATTTAATGTAGATACTTGGCAACTAAATCCTAATGTTGGGATTTTTGATCCTAATCTTCTTAGCGCAGTTACTCTAAATACTCGCTCGCTGACAACTTCAGTAACTGTGTAGTCTTCATCTGGATAGTATTCAGTGTTACTGTCGTATCCTGGCGTCACAACACCAGTAATTCTTACCTTTGCGCCAGTTTGGAAACCGTGGTCGTTTTCGTCTAATGTAATAGTAATTACTGAACCGACTTCAACACCTTCGGCAACAATATTTTGTATATCGTAACTTGGAGCAAATAACGCACCAGTAGTATACATAATACCTTTACCAGACTGGTAACGAATATATTTTTTACTTTGACGTACTGCTTGAACCCCATGTTGCGGACCACCTGTGCCCAATTGTACTCCGCCGTCAAATGGTCGATGTGTAAAGAATGAATCTGGTCTTGCGTAAATTCTTCCTGTGATTGTTCCTGATATTGTACCAGCTGCTCTAGCCTGATAACTCAAAGACGTAGCAGTTGGTATAGATGTTGCTGTGTACGAACCGCCAGCTAGTGTATGATTGTTGATACCGTTATCTGATGTTGGAACTACAATAAATGCTCCACCTGGTGGTATTCCGTGTGCTGCTAAAAAGTCTACTCGAATAGTAGCTAGGGCAGCAAACGCCAATGATGTAGATTGCGGTATTACTGCTGTGGTGAATTCACTGACTGTAATTGAAGAATATAACGCAAAAGTAAATCCAGCAGACGCAGTATGTGTACCTATAGTAACAGGATCTACGATAGCACCAGTTAACACTGTGCCAACAGTTATTTCGACATCATTGGCTGGAGTTGCTCCGCCAAGCGATGCTCCGCTGAGTAATATTTTATTACCGGCTCGATAATTTGTACCACCATTACTGACTGTGATTGCGCTGTATGCGCCTCCTGACCTAGTAACAGTAAATTCTGCCGATGTGCCTAGTGCTTGAACATTTGTTACTGGCACGTTAGTATATGTAATTTGAAATGCGCCTGTTCCTGTTACACCAACTTCGGTAATCGCACCCGATATATTACTAGCAGTTCCCGAGGTTGTGAATGTAGATATGCCACCAGTGATAGTTGTAGAACCTATGGTAATTGTTAAATCATTGGCAGGCGATGCTCCGCCAAGCTGTGTACCAAATATTGTCAGTGCTTCGGAGTTAATATATCCCGAACCCGGATTAGTTAATGTAACTGAATATGTAGTACCATCTCTTGATATTGAAAATACAGCAGCACTACCTGCTCCGGTTGTAGAGTCTTGGATTATGCTGGTATAAGAATTTGCTACCGTTGACACAGTTATAGTGACATTGTTCGCAGGACTTGCGCCAAAAGTAAACACAGTTCCAGGAACTGTAAAAGTTTCACCGTTTGAATAATTTGAACCTGCGGTGGTTACACCAGCAGTATACGCACCACCTGCTCGTGTTACTTGGAATACAGCACCAGTGCCTGCGGCTGATGTAGTATAGACTGAGCTGTCAACGCCTGTTACTGTTTGATTAGCCACAGGGTTTGCTACACCTTCAACAATAGCAACACCTACTATAGATCCGCCGCCGCCAATTGCTTCAACGTTTAAATAAAGGTCATTGGCTGTGCTGGCGCCGCCAAGAGCAGTGCCTAATATTTTAAAAGTATCACCTACGGCATAGCCAGTGCCTGGTGTATTAAGAACTACTGACGCATATGTAGTTGTATTGTCTCTTGTAACATCAAATGATGCGCTGCTGCCTGAGCCTACAACATTAGTCCCAGATATGCCACTGTATGTAACAGTATTTCCTTTAATATTTGCAGCCAACGGTCTTGATAATGTAAGATCTAGGCCGTTAATTTCTGTAACAAACGTTGCTGTACCAGCACCATCGCTGACACCAAAACCAACTTGAATACTGCTTGTACTGGACACAGTTACTACTGTTGTGCCTATTGGATAATCAGTGGTTAACAAAGGTGTTACAACTACACCACCAGTGCCTAATATTGAAGTTACCTGTGAGCCAGTCGCTATACCCGAACCTGTTATTGGTGCTCCTAGTTCCGGGGCGGTACCTGTAAATGCTATTCTGTTAGAGCTGGTAGCTATGTTCAAGGCTGCGGACAATGTTCCACTAGTACCGTTACTGGTTACAGTAAACACAGGAGTTCCAATTTCAGCACCTGTATAAAATCCGCCTTGTCTAACTTGAGCAAATGTAGTGGTTAACTCGGTAGGATTTGCAGTTCCTACTCTTGCTTTAGCATAGTACGAGAATGATCTATTTGTGGGAACTGCTGTTATAACAAAAGAGCCTTCTGCTCTTGATACACTGGCTATTGCCTGTGTTAGACCCCTAACAGTAATAGGAGTTCCTACACTGAAACCGTGTGCTGAATTAGTTGTAACAGTGATTAATGAGCCACCAACGCCGCTGGTGCCTGCTGAAGCATCTGTTGAAATACTAAGTACATCTTGGTCAGTTCCGGGAATTTCATATATACTTGGATAGCCGCGGGCTACAGCAATTGCTTGCCATTTAGTTGGTTGAAGACCGTACTCAAAGTCAGCGTCCAACATACTTTGTGGTGGAGCTACACGTTGACGTTCAATGGCGTCAGTGCCAAAATCATAAGGTCTTACTATCTGTTCTGAATTTTCAACAAAAATTTGTATGTCATCATTACTGGACATAGATGACGTGTCGTAGTTAAGTTTGATTGAAGTAACGCCGTCAGTTGTTTGTAAAAATTTAACAAAATCATCATCTTCAAAATCTTCTACTTCGACTGTTCCACCAGTTTCATTATTACTAAAATTGTAGATAATCTTATTTGTTGTGGTGTTAGTAATTAATAAAAAGTCATCAGAACTGTATCTGCCTTGAATTTTAAGGCGGCCATATGTACTAGCCGTTGGAGCAGCTAACACACTAAGTCCTCCGGGAATCAATGTTAGTAAAATATTTGACAATTCAACTATTTTTGCTGCCGCACCTGTTTCTGGTGTAGCACCAGTTGTTACTACTTGAGGTGTTAGGATCTGGTATGGTACAGTTCTATATGATATTGCCGGCAGTGAGCCAGTTCCATTTAATAGTAAATTAATCAACACATTAGACAATGTGGTAATTCTTGAAGTAGCACCACTTTCGGCTGATGGTGAAGTTGTTATTTGCGGATATACATTTTGAAAAGAAGGAGCAGCTACACGAGGTAATATGTAGTTGTTAATAGTGTTTCTTAAAAATGTATGAGCATACGCTTCCGGGTATCGGTCACCGTCAACTTGTATTTCATTGCCGTAATAGTATTTTGTAGTAACTCGATAAGTTTCTTCGTTACCATTATATTGTAAATCGTAGATATACGCATCTATTACATAACCAGCATCTCGAATACATTTGGCCTGATCATAGGTAAACCCGTTGAAGTCTACAACACTGTTTACAATAGATGTTTTGGCTGTAGAAATTGCCAACCTAGCATTTTGTAACGCGGTCGGTGCCCATGTCACACTTGGCAATGTTCTTGGTATGCTGGCCAATATTAAATTTGCTGCTGTTTGCGTCGTAGCATTAACAACATCGGCGGTAATTTGTACCAATGTCTGTATAGTAGTAGCATCACCAGAGCTGGCATTAGCGCCAGATAGTGTTTGTGTTAATGTATTTGGAGTTGAACCAGTGGTTGTTTTAATTACTGGCACACCTTGTACCACCTGTGCTATGATTGCTTTTAATCGCCCGTAGGCTGCTACAGTTTGTAATCTATGTGTTGGATCAATCCCAGGTGCGCCGTCAGCAAATCCGTAAAAGAAAAATTTAGCCTGATCGTATGTAGCCGAATTGCCGCCGTATAGTATGTCGTAACAAATAGCATCAATTGCGTACTTGACATCTCGTGTACACTTTGCTTCATCGTGATCGTGTAAAGGATATGTATCAGCCACCCACGCATTAACTTCAGCAGCTAGGAAATTTTTATTTGCTGTTAATTTATCCTTGGCAGCAATTTGACTAGCAGTAGCGGACGTTGGGTTTGTGAAAGTTACTATATCGGCCGAGGTTCTTCCATTGGTAGCAATGTCACGAACTTCATTAAAAAACGAAGCTGCTCTAGTTGTAGCAGCAGTACTGGCAACAACTTCCGACAAAGCTGCTACTTCTAAGCCTGCTCGTCGAATAGTGTCTAATACAATAAAATCGTTGTCTAAAGAATTATACTCAGCTAATCCTAAAAAGACTGCGTTGTAATTTGTACCAAGAGCTACATCATATTGAACACCGTCTATTAGGTATCCAATGTCTCGAACGCATTTAGTAGCAGTATCTATTTGATCTTGAATCCAAGCAGTGACTTCGTATTGAAGATACGTTTTGTTTTCGGTTAACAATCGCACAGCTTCTGTGTAATCTTCTGTGCCTACTACGTTTTGTATAATATTTGAATTTATTCTTTCACGAATAAATCGGTGTGCTTCAACTTCTGCTTGGCCACTACCGTCAACTTGAAGGGTATCGCCGTCGTAATATAGTTTAACAACACGAGTAGTGTCTTCAGTGCCGTCATATCGTAGGTCATTTAAGTATGCGTCAATAACAAAGCCAAAGTCTCTTTCGCATTTTTCTGCGCTGTATGTGTAATTTTCATACGTAGAAGCTTTATACTGAATAGCTGGTAAAGAGCTAAGACCGTTAGTTATTACATCAATGGTTAGTTGTGTTAATGCCGTGACCTTTGAAGCAACTTGAGATTCTGCCGAAGGGCCATTGGTATACTGAGGATATGTTCCTTGAAATGACGAAGCTATTGTTCTAGTTAAAATGTAGTTGTTGATTAACGATCTTAAAAATGTGTATGCTGCGACTTCTGGAGTTCGTGGACCATCAATTTGTGGTGCCGAACCAATCCAATAAAAACCTGCTATTCGTCTTGTCTCTTCGTTGCCACCATAACGCAAATCATGAATATAGGCATCAATGTTGTATAGTGTGTCTCTTAGACACTTGGCGCTGTCATAGGTATACCCGACAAACGGAGCAATATTATTAGCAACTTGATATTGTATCCACGCAACAACTTCGTATTGCATGTAGGTTCTGTTATTGGTTAGTAACCGAACTGCTTCTGGATAATATTGAAACGCAGTATCAACAATAACACGACGATTAATGAACCCTGACAGTTCCTTTTTTAAGTGTTCTCTATTTGCTAATATACTAGCATAGGCGTTTGGTTTTAAGTTACCTGAGTAACTCATCCCTGGTCTAAATACGTAATTATTAATCTTTTTCTTTGCCATGTTTCTCTCTTAGGCTCCAAATGCTACCGCAAAAGCGATAACTGAGTTGTCTACATAATCTTTTCTTACTGCTTGTGCTGCTGATGTTGGTATTGGTACTAATAGTCCGTCGACAAATGTCATAATTCCATTAACTTCTGCGCCTGACGCAGATATTTCGGCATTGTCCATATTTAAACCGGCTGGGCTAACACCGTTACTTACCAAATTTACTTGATATGCGGACACAGTCCCGGGAACTATTGAACCAATGTTTACATTATCAACTGTACCAACTGTTTGGCTGTTGATAACCACTCGACCTGATACAATTGATATTCTGTTTACATTGCTGCTTTTAAGATATACATCACCATTAACCTGTAATTGTGTTAGTGTACCTAGTGTTCTTAGACTGCTGTTTACTACAATGCTGTTTAAGGCCGTGCCGCCTGATGAAAACAATGAGCCAGAACCACTGAGAATAAAATCGTTGGCAATTAGATTCCCTTGATCGTCAACAGAAAATCCTGGGCTTTGATACCCAAAATCACTTTTTAATGCTTTTTGTCCTACAGTCATAATTTATCCAGAGTATTTATAGCCTGCCCACTACCACTTCTATAACACCGTCACTGCCGTTAAAGTCTTCTAAAGACTTTCCAATAATTGTACCAATTTTAGGGTCTTGTGTTGGTCTTGCGTAGCCGTTGCCGCCGCTGACTAACATGTCTCCCTTTTTAATATTTCCACGAACTTTACAAGGAACACGACCTTGAAGTGCTATGGCAACAACATTATTTCCAATCAATTTACTATTCATTAAATGTGCTGGGCTAGTAGATACTACTCCGGCTACTCGTCGTGTTTCGTCTGTGGCTTCAGTTACTTCATATTTGCCACCAAATTCTAACACAGTCCCAGGGGCATAGTTAAAATCTGCTTGATAATTTTCTGCCAAGTCCGCCCATTGTGCTGCTGTAGCGGTTACAGTTAACACATTTGTAGCAGTGTTTAATGTAACAGCAGTGTCGGCATATAAAGATTGGCCTGACACTGAATCAACTCCGGTCGATACTACTAACGGAAATATTCCTGTTGTAATTTCTTGAACAAGTACGGATGTTGCTGTGCCGCCGCCACTACCTCCACTGCCGCCAGTAGATGAAAATGTGATAGTATCAGCAGCAGCATTGGTAGATATTGTCATTCCGCTGCCGGCCACTAATGTTAATGTATCAGAGGGGGTGTCAGCAACTACGTTTGATTGGCCAAGAACAGCTACAGTTGTGAATGAATTCGATGTTGGTGTACTGCCACCGCCACCACTAGACCCGCTACCAGTTCCACTGCCTGTATTTGTAATTACTATCGAATCAGTTAGTGGATCAGTGGCTATGCTAATGCCAGTTCCTGCCACTAATGTAACTGTGTCGTTTGGTGTTTCGGCAACAACGTTGCTCTCTCCAGCTACTGCTAGTCTAGAAAAGAAATTTATTGCTGAGCCACCAATAGTAGAACCAGCCGGTAATTCAATAGCGTTTGTTCCAGTGCTAGATATAACAGCACCGTTTAACACTATAGAATTTTGTAGATACAAGTCATTCCAATTATTTGCTAAAGACCCTAAATTTACAGATCCAGCAGTTGAAGGAACAATGTCTTGTGTAACTGATCCTAAATCTACACTCGATCCGCCACCGCCACCAGTTCCTGGCGTTGAAGGCACTGTCGAAGGAACTAAAAATGTTGGAGTAGCTGGCCGTTCAATTTCGTTTAATACGCCTGAATAGTTTGCTTTATAAATTGCTTTCATTCCACGATATTCTGGAATTTTAGGAGATAGTTTTAAACTAAGATAACTGTTGTTAACACTAACTGAAATATCAACAAGCTCGTCGTCAATAGCAACTCGGCCAATAATAGAATAGTTTGCGTAATCTGGTCTAGCTACTACTAATACTTGTAAAGTTTCTTTTTTATTTGAATTAAACTCGATAGAGAGTTGATAGCTCGCACTGGCAAAATCACCGACATACCATCTGTCAATTTCAGTATCATCGAAAATCTGTATCCACGGACCTTTGTGAAGAAAATTAACCCCATTTTTTACTTGTAGGGTGTTTTTTACATTAGGTACAAAATACTTGTTAAAGGTTGTCATAGCTCGCTCGAAGTTATTATGTATTTAACAGATTTTGAATATAATAAAAAACCCCCTTGCGGGGGTGTTTTTAGCTGTTTTCTATTTTTATTAGCTTGCCATATTCGGGCAAATACAAATATTCAATATCACTGCGCATGAGCGTATCTATAGCATCGTCTAGAGTTTCGACTAACGGGTCGCCGCCCAAATTAAAGCTGGTATTAAACAAAATAGGAATTCCTGTTTCATCTTTAAACGCTTTAATTAAATCATAATAGTGTTTATTTTGCTCAGGGTTAACTGTTTGGATACGACAAGTATGATCTTCGTGAATAATACTTGGAATTTTTTCTTCAATTCCGGGCTGACAATTTACAGCATACATCATGTGTGGGCTATTTTTCATACCACGCAAATCAAACCACTCGTGTACATCCTCTTCTAAAATACTGCCCGCAAACGGACGGAAGTATTCGCGATGTTTTACTTGATTTACATAATCTTTTCCATCTGGAAATGTAGGATCAAACAGCACACTACGATTGCCCAATGCTCTTGGACCGTTTTCTGAACGCCCCTGGAATATTGTAACAATATTCTTTTCACGTAAGAGCTTAACAACATCTTTGTGTGTGGCATCAGTCAGCTGGCCGCTGGCAAATTTAACTTTTTCTTCAATTTCAGTTTGCGTGTACGTATGAACTGGGCCAAGATATAATGTATCAAGTTTTTGGATTGTGTTGTTATCATCTAGAGCATGCCAGAACATCAATGCTGCTCCCATGGCTGTACCAGCATCGTTTGAAATTGGTTCTACATAAATTTCAATGCCTTCTTTTTTAAGATGTTCCAAATAATAATAATTGGCTACACAATTTAAACCATACCCGCCGCTGATTACTACACGCTTTTTGCCGCTCATTTCAACAGCTTTTCGAATCAAGGTTAACACCTGTTCTTGTGTTTCAGTCTGTACAGCATAGGCCATGTCTCTACGATTTTGTAAAGTAGTAACATCAGTTTTTTCATCTTCTGGATTTTCATTTAAAAAATCAAAAAGATTTGCGTTAACTGTTGAACTTGACGGATACATCGGAACAATCAAGTTTCTGTTTGACACAGGAAACTTTGAGTTAGATTCAAATAACTTAGGTATCTTGTCGTTGGGCTTACCGTATGGGAATAATCCCATAGTTTTTCCTGCTTCGATTGCTGTGAACCCGCAATACTCAGTAACACCTTCGTAGGTTTTAACAATGCCAGCTCTGTCAGTAACCCATGCTTGGTGAAATTCTCCAGCTTCGCCAAATTGCTCAGACGAAAGTTTGTCATAATATTGCGCTGGAATTCCTTCGCGGACTCCGTAATGTTTATACAAAGTAGTAAACTGCGAAGGATACGAACAATTAATAATCGACTCTACTTCATAACTCCATATTTGTTGATTGTCATAGGACAATGGAATAAATGTTCCAGCGCCGTCAACAATCAACGCAACCGCTTCTTCCCATCCTGAACGATAAAATGCGCAGGCAGCGTGTAGTTTGTGATGTAAGAAACTAAGATCAATAACCTGCGGGTGATTATACAAATTAGCTTTACGATCAATCAAACCCATTTTACGAGCAAGGCCTGTATATACATCGTCACCGGTATAGTCAACTCGACCGGCAGTATCGTTTAATTTTTGTGTATGAGCAATTACTAGATAATCTAATTTATTAGTATACTCTAAAATTTTCATTATAGAAGCATAGGGACCACCGTCGTACTTGTGACGTGTTAGTCTTTCTTCTTCTATAGAAAATACAATTTCTCCGTCTTTTAATAAACACACCCCAGAATTGTGGCCACGTGCTATGGCTGCTATCCAGCCTGTTTTTAATTTAGGAGTTAAGTCTTGTTGTTCACTATTCATTTTTTATGTTTTCCTATAACGGCGTCGACTACATAGTCGACAATTTCGGGAGTCATTGTCATAAGACTTTCGTGTTTTCTATCAATGCGTTCGTCCATGGTAATTCTAATAGGACTGTATTCTCGTAATTCTTCGCCCATGTCTAAAATATTAAAGGTTTTAGCATTTGGATAAGAAACGTTTATTGGGTATGTAGACCCAAATACAACCGTAGACTGCTTGTCCATGGCATAGGCAAGATGCTGCCCTAAGCTGTCGCAGCCTAAAAAATGATCAGCGTATTTTATTACAGCAGCCCATTGTCTAATTCCTACATTTTCTGGGAAAGCAATTTCGTCTTTGATATTTTTTTCTTGGGTTAAATCAAGTTTTATTTCGCTCATCATTATCACAGCAAAACCTTTTTCTTGAAGTTTTTGAATTATTTTTTTAACATCTTTATATTCAATACTTCTAGAAGTTCTATCTACAAAAGATTCGTCGAGATATTCAATGCCGCGGCCAAATGGCTGAAACACTATTACTTTTTCTTTTTTTAGTTTCTTTTTAACTTCGCTGATTAACTGACGGCCAGCAATTAATTCATCTTTGCTTAGGCGTAATGTAGGCTTTGGCAGTTCTCTAACACCTTGTTTATTGATTTCAATATCAATTGCTTGAGCAATACTACATTTTTGATTGTAATATTCCCAAACACGATAAGGTTCTATGGTGTAGATATCTTTGTCTTTGAGTTTTTCTACAAAAAGATTTTTGTGCCAAACATCATATGTCCTAGAATCTAAGGTCGGATGACCTTTGAATACATCCGTGCCGCCTTCGCAGACTATGATAAAATCTTTATCACCGGATTCTTGTTCATATTTTTCAAATGCGGGTACTGAACATAACATACGGCCCGCACCGCCGTTGATAAAAAATGCTTTAGAGCGTTTCTCCATTTATACTCCAAGAAAATAGGTTCTGTGTTACTATGTATCAAACAATAATAACACAGAACCTAATCTTGGTTCAAGTATTTTTAATAATAATTTGGCAAATCGCTTGGGAAAGGAATTTTCCAGTGATCAACATCTGCGTATGTTGTTTCAATATTTTTTAAAAAATCCAAATGATCTTCTAATTTTTGAACATCTTCTTCTGTGTAAAGATTTTCAACTTTATTTGCGATAGCATTTTCGATAGCAGGTATTACATTTTGCATACTAGCAAAAAAACTTGTTCTAGAGTTAGCGTGTTCACGGAATCTTGGGCCTACATAATTTCCGTCTATGTACTTTAGATCATTGACCCAACGGCACTGTCCTAACGCACCTTGCTTTTCATCATAGTGATATGTATATGTACCGCCAGGAACTTCTTCTTCGTAGTCCGGAATTACCTGAGCATACTGATAATCGTTAGTCAAATATGCTGCTTGATATGTGTGTACATCGGCATCTAACTTAACAAAAGTAGTAGCTGGATCATCGTCAACTAACGCTTCAAAATTTAATTCTGCTTCAGTATCAGCACGTTTAGCAACGTATTTGATCTCGCCGGTAGCATCAATTACGCACAGGGCAAGATATCTTGGACCAGTATAAACAGCAGTCACTGTGTTATTGTTAACAGTGGTAGTTTTATATGGTTCATCTGGTAATAAAAAAGTAAATGCTTTTCTCATAATTATCCTCTAAATCTATTTATCAAAAGAATTTAATGCGTACAGCGCCGTGACCGCCACGGCCTGCGTGATCTCTATGATCTGGACACGGTCTTGGTGCCCATCCGCCCATGCCTGGTGGAATGTAAGGTGTACAACCCTGCATTTCATAACAGCCGCATGAACGATCTGAACGCCAGCAATAGCTATGTGGCATTCCAACTACTGGACTACGGCTTAGTGATGCTACTGCGTTCATAGACTGCATTTTGCCCTGTCCGTTCATACCGTTAGTATGTCTATTATCATCTTCTGTTTGGTAAGCTGCTGCTCCACCGCAACAACTATAAAAGTTTGCGGGACTAGCTAGGTGGTAAGCAAAACAACAGGTACATGTTGGCTGACATCCGTTAAATGAAGTACAAGAAAATTGACCGCAACAGTTAACATCACCGCCGTAACCACAGGCAATCCAAATACCACTGAAGTAATTACAGATCAAACCGCAGTTATCATTGTATGGTCCGCGAGCACAATATCCGTTAGCAGCAAAACAACAGTACAATGATGTGCCAGTTGAGCAGAATGAACGACCACCTGCTCCGCCCTGAGAACACATACATCCGTTGGCACTAGCAGCACCTTGCCAGCATAAGCCTGATGGGTCTGAGCAACCACGGAAACAAATAGCATCTGCGTTACCGCAGCTAAGTCCTATAGTGCCGCAGACTGTTTTTCCTGCGCAAACCTGAATAGTACGTTTTGAGTATGCCCCGGCGTTACCAGGAAGTCCACCTCCACAGCAACACATACGGCCGCCGCTACCACCAGCACCCCACATTTCAATTACGGCTGTACCAGTTCCTGGTGCCACCCAGCAAAACCCGTTATGTAACGGAGTGTAAAATGTACCGGGAGTATATACCCAAATGCGACCTTTTTCAATATTTTCTTCTTGTCGAGCTATTGATCTTGATCTAACTAGTAATTGTAACGACGTTGGCATCTGTATTCTCTCTTTATTCTAAAAAGTTGTTTAATGTTCCAGCTGCGACAAATCGAATACGCACAGCACCATGGCCCCCACGACCCCCGTGGTCACGAACATCTGGACAGCCTTTGCCTGGTCTTCCAGGAAACCCGGGCGGCACAAATACTATACAGCCTTGGCCGTCATAGCAACCACAAGATCGTCCACCGGTCCAGCAGTTATGTCCCATATAACCATGAGACGGGCTTTTTCCAGCAACGCCTAAACCAACTAAAAATCCATTTAACCCAGTTCCTGACCAGTTTTCAGCACCGTTGTCAGCGTCGGTGGTGTAGGTAATAACTCCGCCATCGGCAGCATATCGACCTGCTGGTATAGCATGATGATATTGGAACAAACAAGGACATGTTGGTAAACATCCAAAAAAGCTCACGCAACTAAATCCACCAAAGCAATTGATGTCACCGCCATACGCTTGAGCACAGCAAGTACCTGTGCCTGGACCATAATTACATATAATACCACAGCCAGCGCCGCCAATTTGTGTACCACAGAAGCTACCGTTAAGAAAACAACAGTACAACGGGGTACCAGTAGAGCAATAACTGGTGCCACCACGGCCACCTTGAGCGCACATACAGCCGTTGGTTGTTGAACTAAACCAGCAGACCTGCGTAGATTCGGAACAGCCACGGAAGCAAAGGTCGTTGGCGTTGCCGCAGCTAAATCCCACATCACCACAGATTTTACAACCTGTAGCAGTTAAAAATGATCTTTTAGAATACGCACCTGGATTACCAGGAAGGCCAGCTCCACAACAGCACATTTTAGCACCACTTCCGCCTGCTCCCCAAAGTTCTAATGTCACGCAACCTGCGCTAGGAGCAGTCCAGCAAAATCCTGTACAGTGTTTTGTTCTTACATTACCGTGTGTAAACGCCCAAATTCTACCCTGTTCAAGATTTTCTTCTTCGTCAGCAATAAAGTTTAATTTTGTTCTTGTTAGTGATCTAAACGACGTTGGCATATTAAATTCCTTCGATAAACTTAATTCTTATTGCGCCGTGACCACCGCGGTTACCGTTGTCTCTAACGCCTGGACATGGATGAACAGCCATTCCTGGATGTCCTGGAGGTACGTTTGTTGAACAACCTTGGTTTTCATAACAGCCGCAACCTACACCAGCACCCCAACAGTATGCCCATGGCACACCGCCATTGGGTTTTTTAGATAATCCATTCAGTCCTGCTTGATGTTGATGCGGTCCTTGACCTGACCAGTTTGAAAATTCATTACCGTCTTCAACACCAAATTGAACAACACCTCCGCATTTGGCAAATTGCCCTGCTGGCGTTGCCATAAAGTATTGGAATGAGCAAGGACACTGTGGTGAGCAGCCAACAAACAATGAACATGAAAAATGTCCGCAGCGATTAACATCGCCACCGTAGGCACAGGCAATCCAAATGCCACCAAAATAATTACAGATCAATCCGCAGTTGTCGTTGTATGGTCCAGAGAAACAGTGACTTTGGTTCACAAAGCAACAGAATAATGATGTACCGGTAGAGCACATGCTTCTACCACCAGCGCCGCCTTGAGCGCACATACATCCGCTGGCACCGCAATTACCGTACCAATATAACCCTGTTGGATCAGAACAACCACGGAAACACATAGCATCGTTTCCACAGCTATAACCTACCGAGCCACAGATAAAGCAACCGGCTTCCATTTTAATTGTTTTTTTAGAGTATGCTCCAGCATTGCCAGGAGTTCCACCGCCACAACAGCACATGCGACCAGTACTACCGCCAGCACCCCAAATTTCAATCACAGCAGTACCGCGGGATGGGGCAACCCAGCACATACTAAACTGTGAAAAATCGTTGCCCGGAGTATAGCTCCATACTCGACCTCTTTCTAAATTTTGTTCATCACCGTCAGTGGTGTAGAAACTATTTGTTTTGGTCCCTATCAGGCTTTTAAATGATACAGGCATAGTTTTCTCGCTTCCTATTTGTTGTAAACATTAGTTTCATCATTAAGCCGATGATACAATCCATCCGTAACTTGAACCTGTATATGTTAAAGTAATAATAGATCCGTTAATGTCAATTGTTAGATCGTCAGCTACGTTTTGTATTTTTGCTCCGTTTCGAGCAACAGTAATATTATTGGTCGACGAAACACCGCCAATGTCAATAATTTGAATTGTGTCATTCAAAAATAACGTCGATGACGACGGCAGCGTAATTGTAAACGCAGCGCCTGCCGAATTTGCTAAAATTCGATCATTAACTGAAGCATTAAAAGCACTGCTAACTTCACGTATGGTAGTGCCTGCTGTGCCAGTTGTTGTAATATATCTTCCCATTTATGTCCCCTATGGAATATTTATTTTAAATCGTAGATGTTTCAAGTCCGAACGCCACTGCGCTAATGTTGGCTTGGTTACTATAAACCACCAAAATTTTGCCTGCGTCCATGACAATACCAGTTCTTTCAAGCACACCTTTACCTAAAAGTTCTGTGTCAAATTCTATCCATTCAGCATTTGTTGGCGTAGCAGCATTTGCCACTGCCATACGTATGTTACATGCTTGGTTAGCCCTGTTACATAGCGATACTGAAATAACCGCAAATGTATCTGAGGGGCAAGTGTATAGCGACGTGTTTGTCGCTGCTGAAAGGTCTGCTGCTCCTAATCTTCCTGTTGCCATTTAAATCTCCATTATCCTTGTAAGAACAAATTCATTGCTACTGGGTATCCGTCAATTCCACGGGTAAATTCAAATTTAGTGTTAACTGTAATTTTGAATCCAGTAGTTGTTGTAATAGTTGACCCAGACACAAATACCGAACCTGCGGTAAGTGTATTTACGTTCAAAGTACTAGAACCTGAACCAATCTGAGACGCAATATACGCCTTGATTGCTCGTTGTGTTGGAATTACACCGTCTGAATCAGCTGTAAAGAACGGATCTGTACTAAATTCAGTAATTGTTGCTCCACCAGTACCTAATTCTACAGAACCTAACTGAAGTTCTTGTAATCCAGCCAAATTAAATGCTGAAGCATTTAAACTAGCAGTACCTGTTGCTTGTTCAATAGTAAACAGATCTCCAACACGGAAGTTACCATCTTGGTCTGTTGACGTAAAGAACACACGACCCCCGCCACCCTCTACAGTTTCTGATGCTTGCACAGGATTTTGTAAAGGCAATCCAGGGTAATTAGTATTAGAAAAATTACCAGTTCCAATATCTAAAAAGTCATGTCCAGTTAAACGACATTGTGAATAACGAATTCTTGCTTCAAGAGATTCATTATGTGCCGGAGCTTCGGATATTGTTAATGGTGGGCTAACTTGTAATCTAGCAGTATACGGGCCCGTGCCTGCTAAATTTGTAACTGTAACTAATTTGTAATAGTTATTTGGCAAGCTGGAAAATACCACATTTGAGCCTGCTACTGGTATACTAAACAAATCTTTAACATCTACATAACTGCCAGGTTGGAAGAAATCAGCAAAACCGTTGCCAGTAATTGTTGATGTAGCAGTTACCCATAAAGTTCCTCTATTACTAAAGGACGGATTTGCCAAAGCACCACGGCCTGTTCTTACTGTAAACGGTGCCTCAAGTGTGTTGTTAGGATCAGTGATAGTCATAGTAGGAGCACTTGCGTAACCACTACCAGGTTCTACAATTCTAATTTCTGTAATTTTTCCGTCAGTTACTGTACATCTTGCCTGTGTTGTAGCACCAGCAACTACGTATCTTCCTGTAGTGCCTGTGGTATTGCTGATCAATGCCCAACGAGGCGTCCAATTTGAATTTCCTAACGCAGGTTTAGCATAGCGTCCACTGGTTACAGTTCGTGTAGTCCACACGATACCATCGGATGAAGTCCATATTGATGTACCAGCAGAGTCAATTCTTGTGCCAAGGAATACTCCTTGACCGTAAGATACTCTGTTTGCTCCTGGAGGACTTGATACAGTGGTCCACGATGTGCCATTTGTACTGTACGCTGCTGCTGTACCTGTTGAGTTTACCGCAACAAATCTGTTGTTACCATATGCTACATTTGACCATGTAGTACTAGCTGGTAATGTAGCAGACGCCCATGTTATACCGTCTAAACTATATGCGGCTGTGTTAGTGCCTGTTGATACAGCAACAAATTTTCCGCCGCCGTACGTAATCGAAGTCCAACTAGTAGCAGTTGGCAAAGCGTTAGAACCGTTAGCCCATGTTGTGCCATTTATTGATACTACCGGAGTAGCAGAATCGCTGCGTACTCCAACAAATCTTGAATTACCAAATGCTACGGCTGTGTATGTGCCAGTTTGTGGCAATGTTGCTAATGCCCATGATTCGCCGCCGTTGGTACTCGATGCTGCCGAAGTTGAACCTGAACTTGGCAATGCTACTACATATTCTGTAGAGCCAATTGTGCCAAATGCTGCGCTTGACCATGCTTGTGTTGCTGGCAAAGTACTTGAAGTCCAGGTTTCCGCATCTCGTGAATACATTCCAGCTGCGCCACTAATCGGAACAGCTACATAATTGCCACCACGAGCAGTACCACTAACTGTAAATCCGGTAATAGCTCCACCAGGCAAAGGTGTTGTTGTAACATTTGTTACTGTTATTGTAATATTATTAGTAGGAGCAGCACCGTTTACACTGGTGCCTGCGATTGTTAAAGTATTTCCTACAACGTATCCCGAACCACCTGAATTTAGAGTCACAGTGTACACTAAACCAATTCTTATAACATCAAACGTTGCTAAAGTTCCTGCGCCACCTGTAGCAGAAGTTGCCGGATGCGCTGATCTTGTTGGGGCATATATTACTTCATTAATTCCTACGGTTACTGGCAGTGTACTAGTAACTGTGTCAGTAAATGCCGGAGCCGTAAATGTCAATCTTGGTTCAATAACATATTGAGTCGAAGCATCTGGGGCAGTAATTGTAGTACCTGGTACACTGTGATCCCAGCCTGCTGTGCCTGTTGATTCTCTGTAAACTTGTGCTACCTTAGTACCACTGTTGTAAGAGTTAATGTAGCCAAATTGTGATTGGCCTGTGCCGCCAGTTAAAAAGATTCTCATTCCAACATACGCAGAACTTGTGTTTGCGTCCGTTGCTGCTAGAGTGATTGCTGTGCTAGATCCTGTTTGTGCTACGTTTTCAACACTGACATAATCCTGTCCACCGAACTGTCCAGAACTATCATCTAGGTCTAACAGTCTTACTTCAAAAACTGCGTTGTCACGAACTTCGTTTCCAACTGCTTCAGCATTAATACCTGCGCCGTTAAACGTAAATGTACCTGATGTGTAGTCACTGCCCGCATTTAAAAATTCAAGACGTTGAATAGCACTGTTATTTGTTATAACTTTTGATACGGCTGCTTCTTCAAATCTATTATTTACAGTACCAGTAATAGGAGTTTCTGTTGGATCAACCCCTTCAGACACTGTACCAAATGTACCATATGAGCTGTTACCGTTGGTAGCACGAATCTTACCACCATTTTCTGCTAGGTAACCAATGTGTCCATAGTATGAGAACACAGAAACAAGCTCAGTTCTTGCTAAGTTTGTACACCATACACCAATACCATCTGATAATACCTGTGTAAAGTCGTTGGCAACTACAGATCTATTACCGCCAGCATGTAGATTCCCGTCAATCATAAGTCCAACGCAGGCTGTACCAAATGTTGTTACGTTTTGTACATAACATGATCTTGTGGTAATCCAAGCTCGCACGTCTGCTGTGCCCCAACCTGGATCTAGAGAAACATACGCACCAGCAGTTGGTCGTCTAGTTCCGTAGGCGTTAGGAGCTCCTAGTGTTCCTGTGAGTCCTTGTACAGTACAGTTACGAAGACCAGTACTGTTTCTTACAAAGAACATATTTTCTGATATTGAGCCAGTTACACCGTTTTTATATAATTGAGCTGTAATTAGCGTTGCGTAATTGCCTGTGTAAATTAAGTCGTATTTGAAAGCGTTTATGTATTCGCTGACATCTCTAGCACACGCAGCTAATGTATATGTGTAAGAAGGATATGTTAATGCTATGTAAGCGTGAACTTCAGCAATGATAAAGTCTTTATTAAGTTCTAATTGTCGCACAGCCGCATACACGTCATATGCTGTTACTGGAGTGTTAGTTCCAGTCATAGCAGGAGCAGATCCAATTGCGTTGATATAAAAATTAATATATGCTGTTGCGTTGGTTATTAATCCAGTTAACAGTGTTCCTTGAGTAGCAGTAGCAAACGGTTTAGTTTGACTTTGAGCCACTGTGTTAGGATTTGATCCTGTTGTTGTTTTTGCTACTGTATTACCTTGTACAATATCACTGATTATTGCGCTGATTCGTGACAGAGCATCGAGGCTCTTAGCCACATCGCCAGTTCCAATTTGTGCTGCTGCTGGTCTAATGTTTGTTGATCGCAGTTCGTCGCCAACTACTGCTGTGTTAATAGGCACAACAATTGGCAATGTTTCGTAATATACACCAGTTTTAGCTAGAATAGTTCTTTGTGGTAGTACTTCTAATGGTAAATTTGTTGTTGTGCCAGCTAGTACGTTAACATACACTATGTCTTTTAGATCGGCTAATTGATTCAACGCATCTTGTTCAGTAGCATCAAGACCTGTTATTTGTAAAATTCTATTACCAACTGAAATACCGTTTAATGTTTGATAATTAGCAGCAGGAGGAGTACCAGTTAACACAGCAGCAATTGCCAATGTGTTGATAGCATACTGAAGAGCCGCTACAGTTTCTTGTTGTTGTCCTAACAAATACACGTTTGGAGCATTATTAATATATTCTAATGTTGCTCTACGTGTGTTAGCATTACCGCCTTGGCGTACATCTTTGATCAAGGCATCTAAAATATAACCAACATCTCGTTCGCATTTGGTCTTGTCGTAGGTAAAGCCAGAAACAAACGGAGAAATGTTATTTGTTCGTTGATAATCAATCCATTCAACAGTTTCTCGTTGAATAAATTGTCTATTAATTTCTAAAGCATAGGCAGCATTGGGATTTCGTGCGCCTTTTTCAATTTGCTGACAAGCATATTGTATGGTGTTCCATGGTTTGTCTAATGTGATTCCCCATGTTGGTGCTGGACTGTCTGTACCGTTAATATCAACATAATATAATTGATCAATAAGTCCCCAATATTTCCATTGAGGTGCCGCAGCATTGTTGACTACTAATACTTGTCCATCTGCGCCAATTGGTAATCTTGTGGGGCCTGCGCCGCCATAATAGACTATATCGCCCTGTGTGGTTAGAACATTTGTTTCGCTACCAACTGTTAATACATTCCAGTAGGTACCAGAAATATCAACGTCCGGTCTGGTAGTTAGAGTTCCTACAGTTAATGTAGACCCGTCGTCGCCTTCTGAATGATGTGGGTTTATACAGATATAGCTGTTAGGCCCATAGCTAACAGCATCACCTAACACATAATCATAGTCGTCTTGCCATTGGCCAAACCAGCGGATGCCGCTGTTTAATCTTGACCAATAACTAGCATTTGGTGGTTGCGGTGTTACTGTAACAGTCATCGAACCTGTCGATGATTGAACATCAACTGGCGTTGATCCGGATTCTGTTACACGTACTGTAAATTGTGTCAGTGACGGTATTGAATTTACATAGTAAGTAACGTTGTTTTGTAAATTTCCAAATAGAGTTCCGCTGAATCGCACACTCATGCCTACTACAAATTCTGTAGTATCTGTTACTGTAATACGTTTTGTAGCAACATCTGTTGCTGTTGCTGTAGTGACTATATTTGGAACGTCAACAATGGCAGTATACGTGTATCCATTGAGTCTTACTACGTCGCCAATCTTATAATCTAAAGAATAATTCCAATCGTTTTGTAATTTAAAACCAGTTGTAAATAAATCCCAGTTTACAGCACCAGTAGTTGGCGTTGTAGGAGCAATGCCGCTATGATTCGTTTTAGAAATATAAGCAAAGCCGCCATAAGTGATCACATCACCTGGTTGATAGATTGTTAGTGTATTCCAAGAACTTTCAAATTCTAAACCTTCAACAAATCTATCCCAACGTCCAGCATCTTCATCGTCTTCAAATGTGGTTGTTACACTAGAAGTATGTTTGGCTGTACATATCCAAAGACTTGCGCCATATTTTACTACATCGTTGATTTTATAATCAACATTAAAGTTATCCCAATCGCTTAGATATTCAATACCTTGATTGAAATAATCCCATTTAGATTGATCGTTTTCTAAGCCAAGAAGGAATGTTGCGGCAGAGGTATGGCCTAATTTACAAACGTATGTAGTGCCGCCAAACTTAACAACGTCATTGATTTTATATCTAGTTGATACAGCCCAGTCAGTTTTCCAATCAAATGCTTCGGAGTAGACATCCCATTTGGCAATATCTTCTTGAACGCCTGGTGTTATTCGACCTAGTCCTTCAAGACCTTGAGCAACAGTAGACGCAGAAGTGTGTCCAACATTACAAAGATAGAGATTACCACCGTATTTTACAATATCGTTTTCTTTGTATCGTGTCGCTGTTGACCAATCATTTTTCCAGTCAAAACTTTCAGCAAATTGATCCCATTTAGATAATGTACTATCACCTAAATTTAAATCAGTTTCTAGACCAAGTGTAATTGTTGCCGCAGAAGTATGGCCAACGGTACAGATATAAATCTGACCGCCATATTTTACTATGTCATTTTTATAGTAAACTTCGTTGGTTACCCAATCTCCGCGCCATTCTGAACCGTCAGCAATTTGATTCCATCTTGTTGGAATATTTTCAGAATCTACATAGAAATCAGTATTGGCAGTGTGACCAATAACGCAAATAAAGACTTTACCGTTTACTCGAACCACGTCGTCCTTGACGTAGGTGGTCCCGGCTGTCCAATTGCCTTTCCAAATAAATCGTATTCTACCTAATTTAAACTCAGCCATCAATCACTCCGCTTATGATGTTAGTATATTTATCCATACCCTAAAACTGCCCTTTATCCTAAATCTCTACCTATATCCTGCCAATCTAACTGTGAATTAAAGCTGTCTGCAAACATACTCCACGCAGTCATATACCCGCCCTGCCCCTTTTTAAATACCATGGGCACAGTTATTTGATTTCTAATGCCTGTGGTATTTCCAATGCTGTCAGGACCAATAGATACTGTACCAGCAATAAGTCTACCTGTAGCAGCATCTGATCCACCGCCTGAAATGCGTCGACCAATATATGCTTTAATTGCTTTTTGTGTCGGCACAATATTATTTGAATCTGCGGTAAACGTAGCATCTGTGGAAAATTCACGAATAACAACACCAGTTCCGCCAACTCTAATACCGCCCAACCTAATTTCTGACAACCCACTTAAATCAAAATAATCGGCGCTAATTGTAATAACACCTGTTGCCTGTTCAACCGCAAATAATTCACCAACTCGGAAGTTACCGTCTTGGTCAGTACTGGTGTAGAACACACGACCTCCACCACGATAATACACTTCTTTATCTGGTTGGAAATTGTTAACTGAGGTTAACGGGTAGTTTGTGTCAACAAAATTTCCAGTACCAATTTCTAAGAAGTCGTGACCAGTTAAACGAACCTGGCTGTATTTTTCTCTTATAACTACATCAACTCCGTTAATTGGAGCATTTGTTCTAGTAAAAGCTGGGCTTATTCTTATAGCAACTCTCGCTGTCGGCGGTGTTCCACTGAGTAAAGCGATAGTTAAAACTCTATAAACAATATCAGTAGATCCGTCAGGTGCTACTGCTGCCAATGGCCCTGTGCCCACTGCTACAAACACGTTTGCGCCAGCAGCAAATGATTTTACTGATGATAACGCAATTGAACGAGTTTTCCATATTAGCCCGTCAGATGATGTTATAAAGGTTCCAACACTGCTGGCTAGGAGATATTTTCCGTTTGCGTGTATTAACGTTGACCAAGTAGCACTTACTGGCAGTGTTATTTCGTTCCATGATGTTCCATCGTCTGTGGTATAGGCAAGTTTGTCTGAACCTGCTGCTACTGTTATAAACTGACCAGCATAAAATGACACTAAACTCCACGAGGCCGAGCTAGGTAATGCTTTGCCGTTCCAATCAATGCCGTTACTTGAAGTTGCTGCCACGGTACCACCAGAGGCCACTGCCATAAACAATCCGTTGCCAATGCCAAGACCGGTCCAGTCTGCGTTAGCAGGCATATTTGATTCTAACCAAGTTTGCCCATCTAAAGAATAAGCAGCTTTATTAGTTCCAGACGCAATGGCTACAAATACGCCACTACCAAAAATTACTGTTTTCCAACTTCGTGCTGCTGGCAATGCTGCTGAAAACCATGTGATTCCATTTGTAGAATATGCTGCTTCAGTTGATAATGTTGATATTGCTACATATTTTCCATTTCCATACGCTATACCGCACCATGCTGCTGATGCTGGAAGTGTTGCTGAGCTCCACGAAGACCCGTTTACAGAATATGCTGCGCCGGTTGTGGGTGAGCCAGATACTCCTGCTACCGCAACAAACTTATCTCCATACACAACACTAGACCATAAATTAGTAACAGGCATATTGCTGTTTTCCCAAGCTATAAGATCTAGTGTAAGATTCGCACCTGTTCTTGGAATTCTAGTAACATTATCAAGAATTAAATTTTGACCAACTGGCAGTATATCAGCAAAACCGTCACCTGACACTGTTACTATTGTCGTAGAGGTCTTGTATCCAATGCCTCGATTAATAAATGTTGGATTTCCAAGGACACCGTTAGCTAAACGGCATTCAAAATCTGCGGACGAGGTTATGTTAGGGTCTGTTAAGGTCAATGTTGGTTCTGTGCCTGTATATCCGCTGCCTGGATCCCATAATTTTACTAGAGAAATTCTTCCACCGTTGACTTCAACACGACCTCTAGCCTGTGAACCATATGTTATAAGATTTGCGCTGTTACCGTTAACTGGTAAAGTTATCCATGATCCTATGTTATTGGGGTTTCCAAATGCTAATGCGCTTCGTCCAACGTTCCCTGATACTGTTTTAACTTCCCAATAAAAACCATCGTCTGAGAATGCTACTGAAGACGTAGTAGATGACGATATTGCTAAAAACTTTCCTTGGCCGTAGGCTACTTTAGCCCAATTAGACGATACTGGTATTTGTGTATCGCTCCCAACCCAATCAATACCGTTAAAACTAATAGCCACTCTAGTGTCACCAGAAGCAACGGCAACAAATCTACCATTTCCGTAAGTAACCGAAGTCCATGTTAGCGATCTTGGTAATGTTGCTGTGTTCCAAGCAATACCGTCTAAACTGTATGCGGCTGCTGAACTAGTAGTTCTGATTGCTACAAATTTTCCACCACCGTAAGCCACAGATGCCCAAATCCCTGGAGATGGTAAAGTTGCGCTAGACCATGTTATCCCGTCTAAGCTGTACGCTGCGGTAGTTCCTGACGTTGCCGATATCGCTACAAATTTTCCGCCGCCGTAAGTGATGTCGGCCCAGTTTGAAACTGTTCCGGCCATTGTTCCAGAAGTCCAACTAGCACCAGTTGACGAATATGCTGTTACTGCCGGATTTCCTATACTATCAACGTTAGTAGCTATGGCTACAAATTTATCGTTGCCGTAATGTATTGCTGAATATGTTCCGCCTGTAGGTATTGGTAGTGTAACTGTTGAAAACACGTCACCGTCATATGTTAATAGTGTTCCAGATTGCGATAATAAGGCCCATTTTCCTGCGCCATACGCAGCATCGACCCAGGTTAACCCGCCACCTGCTACTGATAATCCTGATTCGGAATAAGGTGGCAAACTAAATGTTGGTCTTGGTTCTATACGATAGACCGACGTTGTATCTAATAACGGAATATTAGTAGTACCGGCATTAACATGACTCCACCCTGCTCGATCAATATACATCAAACCTATTTGAGTAGTTAATGTCTCTGGGGTCCCGAGTACGCCGCTAGTACTAACTGAGAATTGTGTAGATGAAAAATTCTCAGTGGTCACCCAATACAATTGACCATGACTTAATCCTCCTAACATTCCACCTGCTGTACCGTTAATAGTAGCAACCGCGTTAGTTAAAGGAAACACTCCGCCGCCATTAGTTGTGCTTATGGTGATTTGTGTGCCATTTGAAATTATTGACTGAACATAATATACAGTAGTGCCTGAGATTACTCCAATTGGGCCTTCAAATTGTATAGGCATGCCAACAACGAGCCCAGCATTGCTGTTTAATGTTACACGATTAGTGCCTATAGATGTAGCAGTAATAACAACATTTATAGTTTCGTAACTAAGATAAACCGGCATACCTGGATATAACCCTGTGGTATCGGCTAATATTCGATTATTTGTTGAACTAGTAGATGTAGAAGTTATTGTTTGAAGGTGTTCGCTGGCTACGCTTATGACTTTAGATACAGTATTGTAGGAAACTACTTTACCGTATTGGCCAGTTCCGGTACCACTTTGTATTATAATTCTACAGCCGTAGTAGGTAGTGATATCGTTTTGATCACCTGTAGCAATAGTCACAGTATACTCGTTGCCTGCTTGAGCATTATTTCCTGTTGATATATATCCACCGCCACCTATACTACCGGTAGAATCAACAGGATCTAAAATCCTTGCTTCAAAAATTGCGTTATCTCTGATTTCATCGCCAATTACTTGAGCGTTAACACCTGATCCAGTAAAGGCAAAATTAGCAGAAGTGTAATTCTGACCAGCATTTGAAAATTCTAATTTTAATATTTCATCATTGGCTTCACCTGAAAACGCAGCTCGAATTTGTGCTTCTTGTGTTTGATTATTGATAACTCCGCTGATTGGTAATTCATCTTCTGCTACGCCTTCAGCAACACAGCCATATGTACCATATGAGCTGTTACCGTTGGTAGCACGAATTTTACCGCCATTTTCTGCTAGGTAACCAATGTGTCCATAATAAGAGAACACAGACACGAGCTCAGTTAACCCTTTATTTGTACACCATACACCAATACCGTCTGATAATACCTGTGTAAAGTCGTTGGCAACAATTGACCTATTGCCGCCATTATGTATTGCGCCATCAATTTTAAGACCAGTACAGCCATTGCCAAATGTTGTTACGTTTTGTACATAACAAGATTTGTTGACAATCCATACTGAAGTGTCATCGGGTCCTAGACCCGGATCTAAAGAAACATACGCACCAGCAGTTGGTCGCTGAGTTAGGTATTGGTTGAATGGGCCTAAAGTTCCGTTCAAACCACGTAGGGTCATATTTCTTATACCCGTTCCGTTGTTAACGTAAAACATATTAGAAAGAGCATAACCTTGTGCTGGTTCAATTATAGTACTGCGTAGTTCTTCTCCAACAAGAGCAACATCTCTAGGCACCTTGATCGGCAATTCTTCAGAGTATACTCCAACTTTAATAAAAATAGTTGCTGGTCCTATAATACTATCACAGGCATACTTAACTGTGCGCCACGGAGCATTAATTGTTGTACCATAAGTTGGTTGATCGACCCCATCAAGACTAACATAATATACTTTTTCTACTAACTGAAATGAAGCCCAGTCTGGTTCATTAGAGGAAGTTACCTGTAGTGCTTGGCCATCGATGCCAATTGGAAGATTAGTGTTTCCAATACTTGAGCCGTCTTCAGTAACTCCGTAAAATTTTAAATCGCCTTGCTCTCTTAGGGAATTAAATTCATCGCCTTCATTGACCAATGTCCATAATCCGCTAGCATCAACATCAGGTCTTGTTGCTAAATTAGAAGTATGTTTAACTAAACATCGATATGTGTTACTTTGAAAAGTTAACATATCTCCAATAACATAGTTGGTACCAGTTTGCCAACGAGTTTGCCATTTTTCGCCAGGAATAACTAATTCCCAATTAACAGCATCGTCGTTAGGATCTGTCGTAGTATCGTTTACTGCTACGTATAGTTGACCGCTTCGGCGCAGTACGTCTCCTACTCTGTACGCTGTTGCTGTGGCCCATTCGCCTTGGATTTTAAACCCTTTAGTCAGCAACTCCCAATTATCTAAAGTACTGTCACCAAGAGCTGTAGATGGTATTGAATTTATGTTATTTCGAAGGGCATAATAAGAATACCCTCCGTACTTAACCACATCACCCTTTTGATATATTGTTGTAGAATCCCAAGTATTATCATATTCAAATCCTGGTACATAGATAATCCACTTAGTAAGGTCAAATGTATCTTCTGAAGTATGACCTTCAGAACAAATCCAAATGCCTGCTCCCCATTTTACAATATCATTTAATTTATATCTATATCCTGGTGAGGGTGTGATGCCTGTAATCTCAGGAACCCAATCTCCTAGATATTCTATTCCTTCTTGAACAATTTCCCATTTAGTTAATGTGCTGTCAAGCAAATCTAAATCAATTTCAAGACCAATACTAACAGTTGCCGCAGATGTATGAGCAATACTGCAACGATAAACAATTCCGCCGTATTTTACTATATCGTTAACTTTGTATTTTGTACTGACTGCCCAGTTTCCTTTCCATTGCTCGGAAGGAACTACAACTTCCCAAGATCCTTGATTCCCCTCGAGCCCAGATGTCAGAGAAGCACTGATATGATCAAATATACAGCGATAAACTATGCCGCCCCATTTTACTATATCATTGAGTGAATATTTGGTGTTAGGTGTCCAATCGCCAGTCCATTCTTCGGTTCTAGCATACGGAGCCCAATTAACAAAACTGCCTTCAAGACCAACTGTACTGCTTAAAGATGTGTGTCGATTAACACAGATGTAAACAATGCCTCGGTATTTTACTAGATCGCCGTTGTTATAAAAAGTAAGAGGGGTCCAATCACCTTGCCATTCGTATCCGTCAAACATTAATTGCCATTGCGGATCGGCAGTTATTGGAACTGTAGTTGTGTTTTGTTTTTCTAAGTCAGTGTAAAAATTTGGTGATGATGTGTGTCCATGTAAACATACAAAGGATTTTGCTCCGTATCTAACAATATCATCTTTGACATAGTTAAAACTAGGTGCCCAATCACCTAACCAGGTAAATTTTATTCTACTTATTTTAAATTCGGCCATTGTTTATCTCTTAAATTTCAAATATTTATATACCTGCTGGGTACGTGTAATTTTCGTTAATTCTTATAACTAGCTGTCCATCGTCGTCAATGTAATAAAACACGTCTCTACCGTCCCAACGATATTGTTCGTATTTGATGTTAGCGTACACTAACTGATGTGTTACATCTCTTCCTTCAGTAAAATCTATGCCCAATTCAAAATCGTTGTAGTTGTCTTCTGAGGATCCTGGGTTATTAACTGTGATAACATCGTCAGCTCGTAATTGATCTAATTTTCCCATATACAGCTCACCGTCGTCGGTTCTTCTTAAACCATAAAAATATCGCTGAACACCCTCACCTAAAAGATTTTGTAGATTAACATCACCAACATAATATGTAGACATGATTTTTCCTTATACTAACTCAACGTAACTGACAACAACATCAATAGCATTATCTGTATCCGACTCTGCGTAGATAGCATTATTCTCTGCTAAAACTAATTTTTCACCACCGTTAACAATACGAGCACTCTGATATGGCGGTAAAGTTATATCTTTTATGTAATACCCCATGACTGAACTAGCGTCTTCAATTAACACACTGACTCTTACAGTGGCTGTGGTCAAATTACAAAGACTAAATCCAATAACTGTAATACGACTAGCTGGCTGAGTTTCAATCAACCGAGTCCTTGTGGTTCCTAATTCGTTTACAATTTTATTTCTAAAAAATGTTGCCATGAGTATTATCCAAAAATAAGTGCGTTTCTAATTGCGATATCTTCTGCTTCTGTTATTGTTACGCCGCCGCCTGCGCCAGCAGCTGAAATCCATTGTGTTCCATCATAAATTTCAACACGATTATCAGTGGTGTTGAAACGTATCATACCTGTTTCTACGTAAGCACCACGTTGACTGTCTTCACCGCTTGGTATTACAAATCCAGTGGTACCTGAGATTTTAAAATAACCAAGGCCTGTTTGATTGAAAAAAGTAACACTATCAGCTACTGTATTAGTTATCGTATTTTGTTTAAAGGCAAAATTACCAATAACTGTGGATCCAGTGCCGTTTGGAGCAAATATTATATCAGCGTCAGGCGCTGTAGTTGATATAGTTGTGCCGCTGATATTAATATTGTCAACTTGGACTTCTGGTACATCTAACCTGCTAGCAGTCAACGACGCAGTCAGCGAACCGTTATTATAAAATCGTATAGTATTGTCGTTTGCCCCTGGAGTAAGCTCGGCAGTGATATATGTGTTTCTATCAACATCCCATACTCCGTCTAATCTACGCCAGTAAGTTCCGTCAAAGCCTTCGTAGCCACCAATATCTGTGTTGAAACGCACCATACCAGCTTGGCCAACAGGGCGTTGTAATTCAGTGCCCGCTGGTAATCTTAAACTCTGTGTAGAGTTTATGGTTACTATTCCAGTGCCGTTTGGCTGTAACACTAAATCCTCATTGTTTTCAGTACTGATAATATTTTGATTAACAAATACCTGTTCAATTTCAATAGCGCCAGTTCCGTTGGCACGTAATTCTAAATTAGCGTTGGATACTGTGGTTTCTATCAAATTACCATTTATTCTAATGGCATTGGTTCGTAGAGTTGGTGCTGATACTTGATTACTAGCTGTAAGATTTGCGGTAGTAGTGTTTTCAGTTACAGATAAATTTTGTGTAATTTCAACATTATTGTTTGGAATTAAAACTACTCCAGTACCTGCTGCTTGGAATAGTAAATCGTTACTGCCTATTGTAGTAGTAATTACATTATTTTCAACACGGATATCTTTAAATTGTGCTGCGCCGTCAACAGTTAAAATTCCTGTAAGATTGTAAGCACCAGTTTGATTTACTGTACCTGTTTGTGTAGTATTACCTGTTTGTGTTAGTGTGCCTACGAGTGTGGTGTTTGCCAGCACAGTTGAGTTTGTCACTGTTAGGTTTTGGCCTAGTGTGACATTATTGTTAGGAATTAATACTGTACCTGCGCCGTGCGCTCTAAGTTCTAGATTACTATTGCTTAGAGTAGTCTGTATTAAGTTACCTTCGATAACTATGTCGCCATCGCTGAACGCATCAGTGTTTAGTGTTTGATTTACTGTAAGTGTGCCAGCAGTAATATTACCTAAGACTGTTAAATTTTGTTCAACTAATACATTATTGCTCGGAACGTAGACTCTACCAGTACCAGCAGCTTCTAATGTAAGATCATTATTGCCAATAGTAGTAGTAATAACATTGTTATCTATGTTAATGTCATAGAATTGTGTTTCACCTGTTACTGATAAGTTTCCGTTAAGTGTAAAATTACCAGTCTGTGTAAATGTGCCAGTTTGATTAAAGTCACCGACTTGGGTTATTGTTCCAGTTACTGTAGAATTATTAAGATACGTAGTTCCGTCAACGGTAAGATTATTGTTTATCTGTACATTGTTAGTTGGAACTAGAACTTGTCCTGTGCCGTTAGCACGTAATTCTAAATCACTGTTGCTAACTGTAGTTCTAATTAAGTTTCCAGCTAGCTCTATATCGCCATTGCTCAACACAGGAGCAGTCATGGTGCCTATAGTATTGATGTTGTAGGCTGTGAGGTCACCTAGCACAGTAAGATTTTGATCTATCTGTACATTATTATTTGGTATGTATATCTTGCCAGTGCCACTGGCATCTAATACTAGATCAGTACCTAACGTAGTGCTGACTGTATTGTCGTTAATTCTTACATCTTTAAACTGCGCTACTTCACTGATGTTGATTGAGCCAGTTAGTGTATAGTCGCCAGTTTGATTTGTGTCGCCAGTTTGATTTAACGTTCCAGTGTGTGTTAATGTGCCATCAATTTGTGTATCATCTAGAGTAGTGTTGCCTAACACTGTAAGGTTGTTGGCAATCTGTAGATTGTTTGATGGTATGTTAACAACACCAGTACCATTAGCAGACAATTCTAAATCACTGTTGCTCAGCGTTGTTTTTATTAAGTTTCCAGAAACAACAATGTCGCCTGTGCCAAATTCCGGAGCAGTAATCGAACCAGTTAACTGTAATTGATTTAATACCGTAACGCCAAGAACCGTCAAGTCTTGTGAAATAACAACATTATTAGTAGGAACAACAATATTACCAGTACCACTGGCCTGTAACTGTAGATCGCTGTTAGAATTTGTAGTTCTAATATTATTATCTTGTACAGCAATTCCTTCTAACAATAAACTGTTAACAGTCAGTAACCCGTTTAATGTATAATCGCCAGTTTGAGTAGTATTACCAGTTTGCGTTAGGTTGCCAGTCTGCGTAATATTTCCGGTTATGGTTGTGCCTTTAAGACTTGTAGCACCTAATACTGTTAAATTTTGATCTAGTAAAACATCGTCTTCAGGAACATATATACGACCTGTGCCGTTGGCAGCAAGTTCTAGATCTGAATTTGATACTGTTGTTGAAATTCTATTGTCATCGATTACAATATTATCTAAAGTAACCTTAGTTGTAAACAATTCTTTCCAACGTAGGCTAGTAGAACCTAAGTTGTATGTGTCGGTAACTTTAGGAACAATGTCACTGTCAACTCTGGCGGAAATTGTCACAGTGTCAGTGGTCTGATCACCAATAGTAATATTTCCGCCAATGGTTACATTGCCTGTGACATCAAGATTACCTGTGATAAATGTATCACTTTGTAGATTAATTTCGTTATTGAAAGCTGTTATATTAATTTCATTAATAGTGCTTTCTATAGTGTTGCCTGATATTCTTAAATTTCCAGTTTCAATACCAGTAGCTTGAACTGTTGTAGTGTTTACTCCATCTGTTAAAACAATACTACCAGTAACAGCTAAGTTACTGTTTGAAAATACTACTTCGCCGGTGTCTTGATTAACAGAAAAATATTCACCTACACGGAAATTGCCTCGAGCATCTACAGATGAATAGTAGAGTTTTGCTCGATTAAGTTGGACAATTTCGTTGGCCTGGATTACTGCGGTAGGATCGTTGTCGGTGCGTTTGCCTAGGCCAATGTAGGCTAAGTTCTGACCAATAAGATATGCTATAACCCCGTCGCCGTCACCATAGGCTCCGTAGTCACCGTATACACACGCAGATCCAATACTTCTTAGTTCAGCACCAAAGTCTGAGTAATCAGCAAAATCTATTAACGCTGCTGTGCCGCCTGTGGTTGTGTTTCGAATGTCTTGTGTAGTGTTACCATCATCTAAAATAATAGTTGAATTATTTGTACCATTAAAATGTAACAACAATACTGTAGAAGTGTCATTAGTGAATGCGTTTATTGGTGCTGTAAATGTTCCTGTATAACGAGCAACACCTTTTGAAATTCTCACATCATCGATGTAGCCATTGAATCCAAGTGTGCCGTCAAAACGTGCGCCAATTGTCAACGGTCCTTGAGTATATGTATTATTATCAGTATAAGTGCCGCCTGTTTGCGTACCGTTGATAAACATCTTAGTACTTGTTCCATTCTTTGCGATAGCAAAGTGTGTCCAAGTATTAAGTGGAATACTGTCACCACTTGTTAAAATGTTGCTGCCGTTAAAAACAACCACTGGGGTATTAGTAGTTGCTGATAGGTAAGCTGTTAGTACTGTTTGAGGATTGGCATTTCTAAAATCAAATAAGATTTGATTTGTTCCCGGATTAGCAGTATTATAAATCCATGCTTCTACACACCATGATCCTGCGCCAAGTTCAAAATCTGGTTGGCTAACATACGATATATAATCGCCAGTGCCATCTAATGCTAGACTTGCTGTGCCAAATTTCTTTATTGCTGTTGATAGTTTAGCACCGCCTGCTATAGATGCTGTTTTGCCAGCACGATCACCAAGTGTTTCAAAACCGATGACTTTTCCATCTATGTTAAAAAAGTCGCCGTCGATACTGTCAATAGTACCTGAAGCAAGAACAGTAGTGCCATCTGTGTCATAGTAAGATAGTGTATTTCCTACATTCCATGTGCCTGTTCTATTAGATAATTTTATTCTTGTTTTACCGTTACCAGCAAACCCAGCATTGCTGCTGTATAGATACATGCTTTTTCTAGCATAGTATGTAAATGAGTTTAACCACTCAACTCTTGCTCCGTTAGTAGCTACTAACGAATCAACACCTGGAGTAATAAATGTCACTGAGTGGAATAACATGCTGGCTTCATTTGAGCTAGCGTTGGCATCGGCACCGTCTACATAAGCTCCATGACCAGCATCGCCAGCATCAAACCCTAAAGGATCTGATAAAGAAGTCACGCTGCCTTTGGTCAGTACTGATACGTTTCTTACATATGGTGAACGTGTGGTTACTGTAAAGTTTGTGGCAAAACGAAACGCATATCCTGTGTTGTCTATACTGTTGAAACGAAAATCTGCTACGGTCAAATCTTCAATAGTTGTTTCGCCGTTGAGTAAAAAAGCATCTTTATCTACAGTTCCGGCAGTTGGTGTGATTTTTACAGAACGAATGCCTGTACCTCTAACAGTTACACCAACCGGCACAGTCAACGGAAATATTTCTTGGTACTCGCCGGGATATATGTGTATGGTATCACCGCTTGCTGCCTGTGAAAGAGCTTGTGTTAATGTTCTTACAGGATCAGAAGGGTGTGTTCCGCTGTAGGTGTCATCACCGTTTTCTGACACATAGATAATATTATCAGCTCGGAACGATAAATTAATACCGTCGATGATAACGTTGGCTGTGTATATAGCATCAGCATATAAATCTCTAACCCAAGTATCTGCCCAACGTTTGCCGCCCAGCGCAGGATTACTACCCAATGTGTATGTTTCATTGAGATTAGGAATAATGTCACTGGCAATGTCTGCGTTGAATACAACATTATCAGTGTCAGCATCACCTAGTTCAATATTACCGTCTGCTGTGATATTTCCAGTAACATGTAGATTGCCGTTAACCAGCGCATCTGAATATATTTCTACTTGACCAGTGCCGCTTGGTCTTAGTTCTATATTTGCGTTTGATGAATTGGTTTGGATGACATTGTCAAATATTGTAAAGTCACCAACTAAGAACTTTGGTGCTATAAACGCAGATTCAGTATTTGTTACAATGTTGATATCACCAGTTGAACTGGTAATAGTATTGTTTTCTATAGTGATGTTGCCAACGTCTAATCTATTTTCTAATTCTAGATTAGTTGTTCTTGTTGTTCCGTTGACTTGTAGATCGTGTGTAGGATTAGCGGTCTTTACGCCGATACGTAAGTTGTTTACATCAAGATAAAGTAGGTCGGTCTCAAAGGCTAAATCCACACCTTGGCGTAGAAGGTTTGCCTTTAAGAGCGGACCAGAAATACGACCAAGCTGGCTCATTCGCTCTCCTCACACCCCGTGTTTCACGGTTAACCACCTTTCATTGCGGGTTTACCACAGTTTAATCATACAGAAAACGGTCTTTTTCTGTAATCAAATGTATTTATCGTTTGGACAATTAACCGAGTAGGATGCCGTATAGTTGGCTTAGGTCGTCTATTTCTGCTTCAGAAGCTGTTACTGAGTCACCGGCTAACGTGGTATATTCTACACCGTTGTAAATCTCCGGGGATTGTATTTGTGTATTAAATCGAAGATCACCTACTTCTGGCGTCGATGGTCTTGTATCGCTGTCGCCGCTAGGAATTACCAGCGATGTTGTTGAGTTAAATTTTACATAGCCAAACCCAGTGCTGCTTAATGTCATTGGCAAACTGTTACTTAAATTTAAAAATTGAGTAGAGTTTATTGTAGTTTGATCTAGTAATGTTGTGCCAGTGCCGTTTGGAGTTAAGTTTATATTGCCGTTTAATTGTGAACTAAATGTAGAACCGTCTAAGTCTATATTATTGTTTACACGTAATCCGTTAGCTCGCAGGCCAGTAGTGGTAAACTCCATAGTTGCGGTGCTTGCTGCTACAAAATTTAAAATATTTGATGTATCTGACGCAGTTACTCTAGTGTTTTTGTTAGCAGAATATATTCCATTGAACGGTTTGTTGTCTACAGTCCAGCCTTCAAACGCAGTGTTAGATGTGTTAAATCTTAAATCCCCCACTGAACTAGTTAATCGCTGAGCAGAAGTTCCCACTGGCAGTTTTAAAGCATTTGTTTTGTTTACTATTAAATTATTAGTTGAAGATGGTCTTAAAGAAATATTAGCATTGGTAGTATTTGCTATTATAGAGTTATTTCTAAAAAGTATTTCTTCGGCTAATATACCGCCTGTACCATCACCGCGTAAATTTAAATTACTGTTAGATAACGTAGTTGTTATAACGTTATCTTTAATTCTTATATCATCGTTGTAAAAACTGTCAGCCTGAACTGTTGATAACGCAGTTACGGTTGTAGCATTTATGTTTCCTGTTACAGAAAGATTCAACGATATTCCAACAGAGTCGTTAAACTTAACTAGACCTGCGCCCGCAGCACGAAGTTCTATATCACTATTTGATATCGTGGTAAAAATTCTGTTGTCAGTAAAATTATAATTTTCAAATCTAGCTTCAGAATTAGTTGTTAAATTTCCTGTTAGATTATACGCACCTGTAGCTGTATAATTTCCTGTTCGATTTATAGTACCGGTTAGAGATAATAGATCACTAATTGAAGTATTTTTAATACTGGTAGTGCCTTGTACTGTTAAATCGTATGTTTCAAAATTATTAACAGGTATAGAAATAATTCCAGCACCGTGCGCTCTAAGTTCTAGATCAGCATTGGAAATAGTTGTGGTAACAAAATTGTCGTCAATTAAAATAGTGCCTGTACTGATAGCATTAAAATTAACTCTGCCGACAGTTATATCTTGTGTATCTAATGTTCCGTTTACTAATAAGTTTTGATTAAACACCACAGGGTTTGTGGCCATAACTATGTCGCCACTGCCAGCAGCACGTAATTCTAAATCGCTGTTACTATCAACAGTGGTTATTCTATTAGATGTTAATCTAACATTGGCTAAATTTACTGGCTGAGTAATACCATTGCTCTGTGTCAGTGTTCCTGTGAGATCAAAATCTCCAGTCTGTGTTCTATTGCCAGTTTGTATTATCAGCGCATTGATTAAATTTTGTACAGTAACATTGCCATTTATATTTGTATTAGCAAGAACAGCAGTGTTGTTTACAGTTAAATTATTAGAAATTGTTACGCTATCAGAGATTAATATTTTACCAGAGCCATGCGCAGCAAGTTCTAAGTCAGCATTAGATGTGGTTGTATAAATGCTGTTGTCGTCTACTAGGATTTCTCCGTTTGTTAAACGGTCCATTGACAGTCTATTAACTATTGTTATGTCGTCAACTGTTAATGTGTCATTGACTGTTAGATTATTTGTTATTTGAACATCATCTAAAATTTCAACTTTATTACTAGCACCTGCTGACAATTCTAAATCTGCGTTTGACGTAGTTGTACGTACAACATTATCTGTAATATTGATTTCTGTAAGTTGAACCGTTTCAGTGACTGTTAGATTACCAACAAGATTTAGAGTACCAGTTTGAAATGTATTACCAGTACGGTTTGTCTGCCCGTTATCTGTAATTGTTCCGTTGATTGTTGTTGACTCAAAGTCAGTGAATCCGTCAACATTTAGATCTTGCCCAGCTTGTAACAAATCTTGTACTATTATCTTGCCTGTGGCCACCGCCGCAAGATCTAGATCACTGTTAGACAAAGTAGTCTTGACCTGATTTCCCTGTATCTGTATGTTGCCGTTGTATAAGGAATCTGCGCTAACTTGATTATCAACAGTCAATGACGGAGTTGAAAACTGTCCGCCAATAAACAGATTGTTTGTAATAACAACATTGTTAGTTGGAATTGATACTAACCCGGTTCCGGCAGCAACAAAATTTAAATCACTGTTAGATGTAGTAGTTGAAATAGTGTTGCCAACTATAGATATGTCACCTAGATTTATACTTAGGTTATTAAGATAAAAATCACCGTTGAGATCTACATCACCAGTTTGTATTTTGTTTCCAGTCTGCGTGATATTTCCGGCTATTAAAAGAGATCCGGTATTATCAACTGATTTTAAATTGCTAGATCCATTAACTGTTAAATTGTTATCAACAGCTAATGGATTTAAAACACTTAACTTGCCTGCGCCTGAAGCAGTTAGTTCTATATCAGAATTTGATACAGTTGTAGTAATTCTATTTCCACTAACAGTAATATTATCTAATGTAAGATCAACCGCTGATAGATTTAACCATTTTAAAGAGTTTGAGCCAAGACTGTTTTCTTCAGTTACTTTGGGTAATAGGTCGCTGCTAATTTCAGCATCAAACTGAACTTGATCTATAGTTTGATTTCCAACTGCTAGTGTTCCTTCAACATTAAAATCCCCGGTCATTGACAGATTAGCGTTAACCGTTACATTTTGATTTAGATTTAAAATATTGTTAATAGCATTAATGTTTACACTGCCGCTGATACTTGATATAGTATTGTCTTTGAATTTAATATTGTTAGCATCAACTTCTGTAGGCAATAGTTTTACAATGTCAGGGCCGTTAGATAAAATTATTTCATTAATACCGCCTACATTTTGCCCTATACCGTTTAATGTAACAAAGCCAGTAGATTGATCTATAAAGAATGCTTCGCCAACGCTGAAATTTCCCTGAGCATCGTCGCTTTGATAATATATTTTTGCTGAATTCAAAGGAACAACTTCGTTGTCTCGTATTGTTAATGTAGGATCGTTAGTTTTGATTAGTCCTGAACCTATATAACCAAAGTTGTGCTGTATCAAATACATGAGTACAGCATTGCCATTGCCTTCTGCTCCAACATCGCCGTACACACAAGCAGAACCAATACTTCTTAGTTCGGCGCCAAATTTTGTACTTTGGCTAGCAAAACCTAATGAACCGTTAGTAGCATATAGTCCTTTGCTGGCAAAATATGTAAATGAATTTAACCACTCAACTCGTACGCCGTTGGTCATAAACAAACCAATAGATCCAGGAACTATAAAAGTCACAGAATGGAATAACATTGTAGCTTGATTAGATGTAGTAGCTGCTACTGATCCATCAACAAAGGCGCCACGGCCTGCTTCAATTAACGGAAGATTGGGTTCTGTTAATACTGTGATATTTTGTACATAAGGTGATCTTGAAACAACATTAATGTTTGGCGCGAATCTAAAAGCATATCCAGTACCAGTACTGCTGTTATAATAAAATCCAGCAACAGTTAAATCTGAAACTGTAGTTTCACCATTGAGCAAGAAAGCATCTTTGTCGTTGGTTGCTGGAGTTGGCGTAATTTTTACAGATCGTATTCCTGTGCCTTTTACGGTTACACCCTGAGGTACAGTTAATGGAAATATTTCTTGATACTCGCCTGGTAAAATTAATACTGTATCGCCTGGAACGCACTGTGATAGAGCATATTTTACTGAAGCATAAGGGCCACTTGGATGATCACCAACGTTGCTGTTGTCTCCATTATCTGCCACGTAATAGGTATTTCCTGGTCTGGTAACAATATTTGTAATACCAGGAAATGACAAGGCAGGCGATATTAACAGCAAGCTATTGACAAATTGAGTATGTAACTCTTTCCATTTTTTAGCCTGCGGATCACTGGCTCCTCCGTCTACTATTCCAGTAAATGTAATAGTTGATGCACTGCCAGCATCGACAAATGTTACTGCTGGTGAGTTAGCATATTCTCCGTCTAATACTAGCCCGCTTAGACTTGAACCAAGGCGATATGTGTCTGAAGCGTTTGGAATAAGGTCACTGTCTACTTCAACATTAAAAGTTACAGAATCGTTATTCTGATTACCAAAGGTAATAGTACCGTCAAATGTAATGTCACCGGTTGAATGTAAATTTCCACTAACATCAACATTAGAAATAGTTTCAACAATGCCAGTACCGTGTGGCCTTAATTCTATACTAGCATTTGACGTTGTGGTAGAAATTGAAGTGTCATTAAATCTAAGACCAGATGTTGTACTGATCGTATCTGTATTAATTACACTGTTTGTGATAATGTCTGATGGTAGATACGTTATAGTATTAGTAATACCATCTATCGTAAAATCATCAATTTGAAAATAATTGTCAACAATTAAATTGATAGTTCTAATACTATCGTTGACTGTGAGTTCTCTAGTTACTGCGTCAGTGTTAACGCCAACCTTGCCGGTAATTACGTCAAGGTACAGGTTATTATCACCAAGGGTGTTTTCAAAGATAAGATCAACCCCGTCTCTGACGAGATTGTCTTTGAGCATTGCTCCGGAAATTCTACCTAGTTCTGACAAGATGCGCTCCTTACAACGTATTTATTGTAAGGGCTAATGCTTATTGATCGTAGCCCGTATAAACGGTTACTGGTTTTGTGTTTGGCACTGCTGAAAGGAATTTAATGTGCCAGCCTGGTTTAGCAATCTTAACGGTGTAAGACCCGCCAGTTGCTCCAGGAACTGTTACAGTATATGATTCTGACCCATCATATAATGATCCAGGAGTATCTACAGAAATGTATGTTACTACTCCACCACCGTCTACTGTAGCTGTGCCGGTAGCAGCAATTCCGCCTGTAGGAGTAGTAAATGTAACAGCTACAGGTGTTGATGGAGTTAGTCCAGTTCCCCCTGAATTAACCTGTACACCGACTACGATGCCGTCAGTTTCTTCTAGATCAAAGTTAGTTCCTGAAATTTGCATAACATTTTCTACTAAAACTATCATGTTATCTACATAATCTAAAGGATCAAACCCTTGAGCAAATCCAGGAACATAGGTTAATGGATCTCCACTAATAGGAAACCATTTACTAATATCTTGATTAGTTTGTGTTATTGCGTCCCAATTGCCTAACCCAAGATTAGATTTAATAACCTTTGCTGGGCCTTGAATTCTTAACGGAAACCATTGGCCTTCATAAAACACTTCAAGTCCAACTGCTCTTGTAGGAAAATAATCTGCGGTGTCGGCAATTTCATGATCGCCAGTATTGTTGGTTGTAAATCTTATTTGAGCTTCTTCTTCGATTACTGGACGTTTGTTAATTGCGCCTTTTGGTAATCGTAGACTGTCTTCCGAATTAAAACTAGCACGGCCGCTGGGATATCTAACAATAAATGTTTTATCGCTGATACTAAACTTGCTAAGATTTTGTGTCTTAAGAAATTTCATACTGGTAGTACGCTCACTGTACACACAACAGAACTATTGGCTGTTGCTCTGGCTTGAACACTGTCGCCTGGGCCTAACACAATTCTTTCTGTGTCAAAAAATACGGTCTCGCCGCCTGGAATTATTAGATCTTTAATAATAGCATTTGTTGTTGTGCTGGCTGTCCCGCCTGCTTTTACAAGAAAGACTTCAATGCCTGTGGCATTTGCTGATTCATCAATTGGTGGTGTTGAGTCTGGACTTAACACATTACAAAATATCATTGTGGTGATTGCGCTTTGAACATTTAAGTCACCAGCATTCCCAGGAGCAGTGAATATTGTATCTATGGTTGTCGTTAATGTATAATTCTCTATCATGTCTGTTCCTTAAAATAAAATACTGTAGACCAGTGCTTTATGTTTACTTATTAATTCATTTTTAACTGGATATGAAACAAGATCTCCAGCATTAAATTGTGTGTTATTAATTACCCATTGCTGCCAAGCAATAGTTTGAGATTCGTTATTATAATAAAGCCCAGTGCCGCCTGGAGTTAGTACTTCGACATTTTCTGTTAGCTCACCGGCTGGGTTTTTATAATCGACGGTTAAGTCATTACTAAAAATCAATGTACCACCAGGAATAGCAAATACTGGATCAAGTGTTCCTGTGCTGTTAAAAAATGCTGATCTATTAAATTCAACACCAGCAGTTCCAAATGTTCTTAAAACAATATTGCCATTAGTGTCGTTGTTAGTTATGGCATTTTCTGAGATTTCTAATCCGCCAAGGTCAACACGATTACTGTAAAATGTTGTTGTTGTTTGTCCATTAACGACCACGTTAACGCGACTTTCTGTTAATGCTAAACTAGACCCGGCAATAAAAGTAACTACAGGAATTGTTAAGTATCCTGGACCACCAAGATTAACACCATCGTTGATTACTGATGTTGCTATTATCTGTCTATAGGTAATATTAGAAGTGTTTAGATCAACTGTGGCTGTTGCTGTTGCATCGCCTGAACTAAAACTAACTGTAGCAGATTCGTAGTCGTCACCTGGATTGGTAATTTCAACTGCGTATACTGCCCATACTATATCAAATGTAGCATTAATGCCTAATGAATTCGCTGATGTTGGTATGTTAATATTTGATATTGGCAGCTCAATGTATTGGCCACCGCTTACTATATTGAATGTATCAATGCCGCCACCTGGTAATATTGAATCAACTTCAATTACTGCGTCGACTCCGGCTGTTCCTCCGTTTATGACCAATAATTCACCTACAATATAACCACTGCCTGGTTGATTAATAGTTACAATCGATGCTGTCATTACAGCACGACCAGTTGCTCCACCCGACGTGTCTTGTACTATAACAAAGGTGTTATCTCTTTTTATCTGATTGTCTGGATCCCTATTTCTAATAGCAAGATCTACATACAACTTATTTGGAATGTCATCGTCGGCATTAACTTGTAATTCGTAATTAGTTGTTCCAAGAACTTTTACAACCCCAGTTCCTGAGCCAATTAATGTAAGGTCGCCGCCGTCTGTAGTACTGTCAGTAGAAATTTGTCTAACTTTAAGAGTACTGTTGTTGTAAGAAATAACAGTGCCAATGCGTTCTACAATTTCCCAACCGTTTACTGATTCATCAAATCTAAAACTTGGAAAAGGATTTTCTAAACCGGGACTAAAAAATCCACGATCTATTTCGATACCGGAGTAACCTTCTGTTACTCCGTTACCTGTTTCACCTTTGTTTAAAAGTATGATATTGTCTTCGACTTCAAGATTTGTAGCTTGAATATAAACCGTTTCGCCTTCAACTACTAGGTTACCGGTGACACGTACATCACCAATATTAGGTCCTGTATCTAAGACTATGCTTCCGCCGCGAGCGGATTTAATTTTATAGTCACCACTGGTCTGTAAGACTTGACTCATACTTTATTCCAAATTAGATAGCTGTTAGGATGATTTGATCACCTGATGAATCGTTGTCTAAGAACCAAGTGTATCTGTTACCAGCAAAGTCGATAGCAGTACGCTTGTTTAAGTGTGCGATTCTTGTAGCAGAAGCGTCAGCGCCGCCGTCTGTGTAACCGGTTAATCTCATTTCACCTGCTGCTGCTGGAGTACCGCTGACTAGTTTAGCAACCTGAACAAGTCTTACTGTTCCTGTTGTTGTTAGGCCTGATCCTGCTACTGTAGCTTGGAAAATTTTGCCTACATAGGCATTGTCAACACCAAGTGCTGCCCAATCTGTTGTTCCTAATGAAATTATAACATATGTAGATCCTACAGCGATATCTTCATCGTTTACTGCTGAAACATCAGCAACTAGATAACGGCGAGAACCTTTTTGTTTGATGATATAAACATCGGTTTGGTTTGAAGCAAAATATGCTTCGCAGCGAATGCCTGCTGCGCTTATGTAAGTACCAAATACATCAGTACCTCTTACATCTCTTCTTACGGGACGTCCCATTTGATTTCTCCTTTAGTTGACGTTCTAGGTCTACGCGGCGGGTTCCGCATAATTAACTTAGATACTTTATTTATCTACGGCTGAGTAATGCCATCAGCTCAATTTTTTCTATGGTTTTTATTAACGAATTAATGTTGTCTATTTCTTTTTGAGCACGTTCTATATGATTGCGCTGTTTAGTCTGTCTATAGTATACCAGTGCTATACTGTAGTTTTGAATGTGTTCTTCTATTACTGCTTCTATCCTGTTAACATCGTGTTTAAACATTGGCCATCGCTTACGCCATATGTTAAAGTGTTTACGTAATTCTGGAAAATCTTTATCGCTTTCTACTTCCATAGCGATATTTAAGTCAAACAAAAAGGCTCCGAAGAGCCTTTTTGAACATTTAAAATGTTTTGATTACTTGAATGATACGCTAGTATCAGTGATCTCAACGCGAGCCAAGTAGTCAGCAGCATTACCAAGAGATGATGCTGTGTTTGTTAACTCTACATAACCATATCTGGTCATGAAAGAAACTACTGGTTCAAATGTTGCTGGATCTAGTACAACACCGCTTGACATCAATGGGATGTATGGGCAGTAGAATGCTGGAGCATCAGATTCGCTAGAACCTTTGTATCCAACTAGTACTGGAGCATCATTTGTTGCGTATGCGTCAACATACACCTTCATTGCGCTGTTCAATGTACCAACAAACTTAGTGTTTGTAGGTGCTTCGAATGTACCTTCTGTTGTTCTTGCGAA